ACCTGGGTGTGCAGTGGCCGCCACTCCTGGTCGTGCAGGGCGGACAGCATCCGCTCGTACCGGGCCGGGTCCACATCGGGCACGAAGTCAACGGCGGCGAGCCTGTCGAGGGCAGCTTGGCGAACCTGAGCGGGTGTGCTGAGGGGTGAAAGCATCAGTACTCCGTGCTGGTGGGGTTGTCGGTGGTGGCGGACAACCTGGTGGACCAGATCCCCAGCGGCTGTCGGGCGCCGGAGTACTTCGCGTTGGCGTGGGTCTGCGGCTGGAACTGGAAGTCGATCGGCAACGACGTGAGTTCTTTGCCCCACGCGGAGATGCCTGCGGACAGCAGGCAGAACAGCGGGTTCAGTCCCCACGGGGCGTCGCCGAACATGGCGGCGAACTCGTCGTCGGGGAGGATCAGGCGGACGTCGACGTCGCGCCAGGTCTTACCGCGCACCGCGGACCCGACGAGGTAGGGAACGTGGTCGTAGGCCTCGCGCACGAGCGCGCCGAAGCTGTTGAGGGCGACGTAGCCGGGGCCTCCGACGCCGAGCACCACCGGTGAGGGAACTGGAGGAGCAGCTGCCGCAGGCAGCCCGTCGCCGAGCAGGTCGTCCACGTCCACCTGGTAGAGCGCGGCCAAGGCCTTCAGCTCCAGTGCGCTCACGGCCCGTTGACCGTGCTCGACGTCGGAGAGCGCCGACCGCCCGATGCCGATCCGGTCGGTCACGTTCTGCTGACTCAGGCCGATGTTCAACCGGCTGGCGCGGAGCCGGTCGCCCAGTTCCGCCGCGGAGAGCCGGGTCGTGTGCGGGCTGCTGCCGGGGGCGGTCATCGGACGCCGCGGATCTGGTCGACGACTTCGTCGAGCTGGCCGCAGGGGACGAGGACCTTGCGGGTGGCCGCTGGCGGGCCGACGACGCCGTAGCGCGCCAGCTCGCCCAGCAGCCGGGCGGCCTCGTCGTAGGTGATGAACAGCTTCCGCTTCAGCATGCTGGGCGAGCCGAACTGGGTGTCGATGACCAGGCGGGCCGCGCGCACCAGTTGCTCCAGCTCGGTCGGGGCTTCAGGTGTGGTCATGGTCGGGGCCTTCCTTTGTTAGGGCCATCGAAGACGCGCACGCAGGCGCGGATGTCGGCGCACCCGTGGCGCGCTTTTCCGGTGGCATCGGTACGTCGGCGGCACCCGCCTTGGCAGGGCCGAGCACCGCAGGTGTCGCAGGCGTGCCAGACCGCGGTCACTGCCGACCTCCGACGAGCAGGCTGGACAGGTCGATGTCCAGCTCCCACAGCCCGAGTCGCCCCTTCGCCGGGACTGCCTCGCTGAGCGGCTGGACGTTGGCCAGCTGCCAGTGGTTCTGTCCGATCTGCGCCCACGGCCCGCAGTCGCACTGGCCGTCGAGCTGGGTGCAGATGTCCATCAGGTCGGCGATCGCCACGACCGCGCCGAGGGAGCTGAGGGGAAAGTCGTCCGCGAGCGTGCGCGGCAGGACCGCGCCCTGGGTTCGGGCGCGCTGCACGACCTCGCGCAGCGCTTCCTCCGCCTCGTCATCCCACCGGGCTGCGGCGTGGATCGCGAGCGTGCCGCGGTAGTTCGTCGTCCAGCCGCGGTTCTCGATGGGCTTGATGCCCTTCGCCACAGCCCAAGCCCACGGCTGCCTGATCGTCAGCGTCTTCACGTCCTCATCCCTCCTGTCGGGGAGGGGACGACAACCCGGTCAGGTTGTGCAGCACGCCCTTCAGGACGTCGCGGACCTGCGCGTCGGACGGGGTCCAGCCGTCGGCCTCCAGGTGCTCGCGGACGGTGGCCTCGTCGACCTCGTTGGACAGCTGGTCAAGGACGACCTGCACGGCGTCTTCGAGGTCGCTGGGCATCATCGTTTCGGTGCTCACGGCTTGTCGGTCCTCTCGGTGGGGGTCATCGGTTCGGCTGGATGCAGAGGCCGCCGGAGTCGCGGCGCTTCCACCAGAGATCGAGCTTCCGGGTGAGCCGGTCGCCCATCCGCCACTGGACGCCACACCCGGAAGGGCAGACGACTCGCGTGCGGGGGCCGTGGGAGCGGCGGTCCCAGGTGGCGATGCTGTGGCACTCGGGGCAGCGGTGAGGCTTGTCCTCGTTGCGGTTGACCCACTTCACGACGTGGTCCTCTCGGTGGGGGAAGGGGACGACACAGCGGTGAACGGGTGGGCGAACGCTCGGCAGCCGATGACCGTGCCGCTGACGTTGCGGACTTGCCGCCACGGCACCAGCAGGTCGTCACGGCCGCCGGTCGCCAGCACCGCCAAAGCGGTCACCGGCGGCACGATCAGCAGCACGCCCGACTGCTCCTCCGGTAGCCCGACGACCTGCCCGTACTCGACCGACTCGACAGGGATGCTCACGTCGCCCTGCGTGTAGCTCTCCATCGCGGTGTGGCGCAGCGCTACCGAACGCTCGGCCAGGCGGGCGGTCCTGCCGGACGGGTCGACCGTGAGCACGAGGAAGTCCCAGTCGTTATCCAGGGTGTCCGGCGCGGTGTGGTGGTAGAGCCGGATGGCGTGGGGGGTGAGGTTGATCAGGTCGGTGGTGCGCGGGTTGAGGCTGAGCAGGTCAGGCATCAGGCTTGATCCTCTCGGTGGGGCAGGCGGAGCGGGCGGAATGTCGGAGCGGCCGACCCATTCCAGGAGCTCCATCGCGGTCGACAGGCGCATGTCGTAGCCCTGCTCGGCGCGGCAGATGGTGGAGAACGTCAGCCCGGTCTGGTCGGCTGCCGCCCGCTGGGACAGGCCGAGTCGTCGCCGCTTCTCCAGCACGAGCAGCGGCAGGTTGGCGAGGATGCGCAGCAACTCGGCGTATCCGGCGGGCGGCTCGTTGAGGGCGGTCACGTCGTCGGTCCCGGAGGTGCCGTGCGGGCAGCCATCGGCGGGTTGAGCGTCGCGTGCTGCTCGCGGTCCTCGGCGTCTTCTCGTGCCTCCCGCTCCCTCTCGTCCTCGGTGTCGGCACCCCCAGCGGACGGGGCGGGGGTGGTGCAGCGCGAGCACTCGACCCTCGGGCGGCCGGGACATTCCTGCCCAAGGGGCAGCGTGCTGCACAGCGGCGGAGTCCGGTCCTTCCAGTGCCGCAGGAACCACATGACCGCGCTGGCGGCCACGTCGGTGGCGCTCTGCGGGTCGGTCCGGTTCAGCGGTTCCTCGAACCAGCCGTGGGCTTTGCGGTAGAGGTCGCCATCCGGCTTGGCCAGCGCTTGCTGCAAGGCTTGGAGCAAGTTGGAGGACGCTTGGAGTTGGCCCGCCTGTGTGTCGGCGGGGGTGGCGACAGCCGGGGTACCCTCGGTGGTGTTGCCAGCCGAACTGCGGTGCGTCTGGAAGTGAGCCTCAGGAGATCCCTCCGGATGGAGGGGCCTGGGGCTCGCGCCTTGTCCGGGGGTGGCGACAGCCGACCCCCAACCCGGCGAGGAGATCAGCGCGTACACGGCGTCCAGCGCCTCAGCGAGCGACTCGGGGCGAGCGAGGCCCGCATCGGCGACCATGTCGGACAATCGGTCGGTCGCGTGGTCGAGGTCCACGCCGACCGCGACGTACTCGTCCCGCGCCGTGGCCCGATCGCTGCGAAGTCCGGCCAGCAACGGCTCGACCGCTGTGGCGATGTCGTCCACCTTGACCGCGCACAGCGGGCACAGCGTGGTCGGCGTGCAGCAGAGGCCGGAGACGTGCTCGGCGATCCGGATACGCAACTCCTCCGCGTCTGCGGGGGTATTGCCCCCCGACAGGCGGGCGAACGCGTCGACGGCCTCCTGCTTCATCTGCCGCTCGTGGACCGCTCGGCGGGCCATGTCGCGCAGCAGGCTGGACAGCGCGTCCCGCTGGCGGCGCATCAAGGCCCACGACTCGGCCGTCATCGACGTGGCCGTGTCGCGCGCCTCTCGGATCGCCGCTTCGGCCGCCTGCACTTGGGCGTCCAAGTCGGCGTCGACCGCTGACCACGAGTCGGTGGCGGTCAGCACGAGACGGGCCATTGCGGCACGCAGCCGCTCGACCTCGGTGCGGTGCTCGGAGCGGAGGACGGCGTTCCGGGTGTGCGCTGCGGTCTTCTCGTCGGTGAGGCGGGCCACGTCGGTCTGATGCTCGGCCAGCACCCGTGCTTCCACCTCGGCCTCGATGAACCCGGCCAGCCCGAAGTACATCTCGTCCTGGAGGTAGGTCTGGTAGCCGGACGCTGACTTCGGCATGGTGCGTTCGAGGTGCTCGGAGAGCCGGTCGCGGAGGTCGTCGGCGGAGGCGGGGTCGGTCACCCGGTCACCGCCGGGGCAGCCATGCGGAACTCCCGGACCGGCTTGCCCAGCGCGTGGGCGTAGGCGATCTCGCTGCGGGTGGAGTCGCCGACGTAGCCGGTCTCGTCCGACACCACCAGGATCTCGTCGGCGAGGTCGATCTTCCGCTTGTGCAGGGCGTCGAGGTCCGTCTTGATCTGCTCGACGTCGGCGGTCTCGTCCCACAGTGGGTGCGGGTGCTTCATGTTGACCATCGGGCCGACGACGATCAGGCCGTTGATGGACTCGACGCGGGCGGCTTCGCGCATCTGCTCTTCGAAGCGCATGGAGCCGCACAGGCAGACGATGCGGGGGCGGTCGGGCATCGGTGTGTCCTCTCGGTTTGGGGGTGCCGCGGTCACGCCGCGACCGCAGGCTGCTCGGTCACGGGGAACTGCAAGTACGAGGGCCAGTACCAGGGGTCTCCCGTCACCCAGTGCTCGCGGTCGAGGTAGGTGCCGTCGCAGCGGGGCTGGCTGGTCCACAGCCACCGGCCAGGGGAGACGTTGCGGGCGCGGTGTCCGTGGTGGTCGCGGACGACGAGTCCGGGTTCGCCCTGGGGGACGTCGCGGTGGTGGTGCCAGACGCGGGGGGCGAGGTCTGCGAGGTCGAGCAACGCGAGCTGGACGACGCCTGCGGTCATGGCTGCCCACCGCCCGCGGGGACCTCGGACAGCGGACGGAGGTGGGAGGGGCTGGCGTTGTAGAACCGGCACGCTGGTCCGTCGTCGAGCACGGCCTCGAACGGGACGGTGACGCTGCCAACGACGGTGAGGGTGGCCGGGGACCACGTGCCGGTGATGGCGTTGTGGATCTCGACGCGCTGGTTCACGTGCCAGCGGTGTCGGGGCGGGACTTCGGACAGTTCGGTGATGTCGCGGTCGAGCAGCAGGCTGTCGAAGTCGTGCAGGGCGACGTGTTCGCCGTCGCTGTGGACGCCTGCGATGGTGACCACGCGGCCGCGCCAGACGGCCTTGTCGCCCGCCCGCCACACTCGTGGTGCTGGGGTGTCCGCCGGGGTGTCCACGGAGGACGGGGCGGGCACGGGCAGGCCGTTGGCGACAAGGTAGGCGCGGATGATCTCGTGGACGTCGTCGGCGCGGACGAACACGGTCAGCCCGTACTCGGCCTGGTCGTCGGCGATGGTCTCGCCACGGATCAGCCACTCGCGCATTTCGACCGTGGTCTCGGGGGTGCTCACTGCTGCTCCTCGGGGGCGGACGGGGAAGCGGGCTTGCGGTACCTCGTGACCGTCACCTCGTAGGGCTCGACCACGTAGGCGGTCGCGCACGGGTCGGACTCCTGCTCCTCCGTCGCGCCGTGGTTCTCCTCTACGGCGGCGAACGTCCCGTCGGGGCAGCGGTAGACGGTGGCGATCCGCCGGTACCAACGGGCGATGTGAACCGTCCAGGAAGCGACCTGGTGGGCGTCGGGGTCGGCGGCGATCGTGTCCCGGAACGTGTCGTCCGGGTCTGCCTGCTCGTCTGCTGCGGTGATCGCCGCGATGAAGCGGTCGGCGTCGGTCTGCTCAGGCATCGGGGGTCTCCTGTGCGGTGGGGGGGGACGGGGCGGGGTCGGCTTCGACGGGTTCTGCGCCGCACCACTGGCAGGCCCATCCGCGCTTGAGGTAGTCGCTGCTGTGGCGGTCGTCGCTGGACAGGGCGGAGGGGCAGTAGGCGGGGTCGGTCTCGTCGATCTCGGGTTCGGGCGCCTCGGCGGCTGGCTCCGGGGCGGGGTCGGCCAGCACGGCGATCGCGTCGCCAGCGATGCGGTAGACCTGCTCCACCTCGGCAAAGTCGAGCAACCGAGCGGTGTCGGTGACGCCTTCGAGGCGTGCGGTCATGACCTCGATCTGGCCCAGCGCGTGCACGACCGGCCCGTCCTTGTCGGTCAGCCAGCGCAGGCGGGAGACCTCGGCGGTGATCCGGCGCAACTGCTCGTTCTCGGCCCGGAGTCGGGTGTTCTCCGCGTCCCGCTCGGCGGTCAGGTGCGGGCGGGCAGCGGCGATCGCGGCACGGAGCCGGGCGAACGCCCCATCCCCTGGGTTGAGCACCTCGTGTTCGAGGCTGGCAGCGAGAGCGATCTCCACGACGTCATCGGGAACGCTGGAAGCGCCAGCCACGGGCGGGGTGACGGTGGGCTCGGTCATCGCGGGCCTTTCGGGGTGAGGTGGGAGGCGGGTGGGTTCGGGGTCCGGTGGCAGGCGAGTCACCTGCCACCGGACCCGGTCATCTACTGCGGAAGGCCGTCGACCCACGTGCCACCGTTGGTGTCGCAGGGTTTTCCGTCACGGGTGCAGGTTTCGTTGTAGGAGCCGGTCTGGCTGTCCCACGACCATCGGTGACAGCGGGAGCACTGCTTCTCGACGAGCGCCATGGCGATGCCTTTCTGAGTTCGGGGGCCGCAGGTGTGCGGCGGGGTTATGCGTGCGGTGAACTGGTGCTACGGCGGGCGAGCATGCGGGCCTTGCGGGTCTCGTTACGCGGGGCGATCCACACGTGCCAGCGGACGTCGGGCGACCAGCGGGAGTAGTGGCTGCGCTCCGGGGTGTTGCAGGCGGCGCACGCGTCCGGCTCTGGCGGCTTCCGGCGGGACGGGTGGTACGGGCAGGTGTCGGTGTGGGTGGGTTAGCACGACCGGCACGAGGGGCAGTGGTGGTTGAACTGGCACCTCGCGCAGGCGACCGGAACGGGGAGGCGGGTCACGGCGCGGTTCCTGTCATGCGGATGGTGACGTCCACACCGGACTCGGGGTCGCGGTACCAGGTGGCGGTAGCGGTGCCCCAGGAGGCGGTGGAGGTCTGCATCGGGGTGCGGGTGCGGGCGATGTCGGTGGCGACGTAGGACGGGGCACCGACGGCGTCCAGGACGCAGCGCAGCGCGGTGGCGGACAGGTCGGAGGCCCGGAACACGCGGGTCTGCTCGGCGGTGTCGAACCGGTCGACGGCGCACGAGATGCGGGCGTGGGCCAGGACGTACCCGGCGGGAAGCGGGGCCGGGTGGGTTTCGACGGCCGCGGCGTGAGCGAGGACCGCGGTCCCGGCGAACCACGCGAGGACCACGGCCGTGCCGAGGACGCGGATCACGCGGACACCGCGGGTCTTGCCGGGGTCAGCGGGCCCCACTGGCGGGTGACCGTTGCCCTCGGGGTGGGGTCGGCGAACGGGACCGGGGTGCCGCCGTGCTCGATGAGGAGGAGGTCGTCGCCGCCGGCGTCGGCCCACACGGATCCGGCGGTGTCGGTCCAGCGGTCGGCGGTGGCGGGGAGGTCTGCGGGGCGGATGGGGAGGTTCACGGGGTGTCCTGTCTGGTGGGCGCGGCGGGGATGAGTGGTCCGTGGACGCGGTCGAGTTGGTCGTAGGTCCAGGACTGGTCGGCCGGGTCGGCGGAGCCGTCGAGGTCGTAGAGCCCGTCGGGGCCTTCGTTCCAGAGGCGGCTGGTGTTGTCGTGGACGTGACCGGTGCCGTGGGCCTGCTCGTGGTGTAGGCGGGAGCGGCGGAGGGCTCGTCCGACGACGACGGCGAGGGCGCAGGTGGCGGCGCTGACGCCGAGGACCACGAGGATCACGACGGCGATCACGCCCCAGGGGCCGGCGGGGTCGGGGTTCATCGGGTGACCAGGACGAGGCCGAGGGCGGCGAGTTCGCAGACGACACCGACGGTGATGGCGCGGGGCCAGGTCCACTGCCTCTCGAAGGGGCCGAGGGCGAGCGCGGCGAGGAACGCGGGGACGAGGCAGAAGGTCCCGGCGGCGCGGCGGACGCGAGCCCAGTGGGTGGCCGGCGCGGTGGTGGTCATCGGGTTCCTGCTTCCTTGGTGGCCTGCTGCCAGGCGAAGTACTTCTGCGGCCCGTACTTTTCGAGGAGTGCGGCCCCGTGCTTTTCGAGGCGCTTGGCGTTGGCGGCCTGTTCGAGGTCGAACTGCCGCTGCCGGTCCCGACCCGCCTCGTCGGCGGTCACCGGACGACCTCGCGGACACCGCCGTCGGGTGTCATCCGCCAGCCGTAGTCGTCGGCGAACTTCCAGCCATCCGCGGCGATCCGGTCAGCCGCAGTGGACCGGGTGGTGTCGGACCAGGTGCCTTGGTGGGTGCCGTCGGAGTCGACGACGGTGGCGGACCGGTTGCCGAGGTCCACAGACACCGTGGCGCGGGCGGTCACGACTTGCCGCCCAGCGTCGCCAGCTCGCGCTCAGCCTCGGCGCGCCGGTTACGGGCGTACGTCCCGGCGTCGTACAGCGCCGACCACAGCAGCCCGGTGCCGACCGACGGGAGCCGACCCGCTTCCGCGTACACGTCGACCATCTCGCCCCACGCCGCGACCGAGTCCCGGTACTTGGCGATCAGGGCTGCCTCGTCAGTCGGGGTCAGGGCGAGCACCTCGGACAAGCGGTCGCGGGCGGTCTCGTAGCGCTTCTCCAGCGCGGCGGGGATGAGGCGGCTCATCGGGTCACGCGTCCGGTGCGGACGTCGGCGGCGAGGGTGCGGGCGGTGGCGAGAGCGGCCTTCCGGTCCGTGGCCAGCAGGGTCAGGCGGGTGTCCAGGACCGGGGTGGTGTCGCCCGTGTCGAGGAGGCGGGCGGAGTGGGCGCCCATCACGCCACCGCCGCGAGGGCCGGGACGGTGATGTCGAGCTCGTCGGCGAACGCGGTGAGGTCGGCGCTGGTGGCGAGCAGGATGTCGAGGTGGGCGCGGAGGCCGTCGACGTGCTGCTCGTTGCAGTCGTGCGCGGCCATCTCGTCGAGGCGGTCGGAGATGAGGTCTGCGAGGGTGTTCAGCATCGGGGTGTCCTTCCTGGACGGTGAGGCGTCCGGGCGGGGTCAGTCGCTGTAGAGGGAGCGCTGGAGGTCGACGAGGTCGGCGTCGCGGACGAGCTGGTCGACGTCGAGGCGCGAGCAGGCGTCGTCGATGACGGCCCAGTAGGTGGCGCGGTCCATGCCGCGGAGCTGGTCGTGGGCCTGGTCGTAGGTGCCCCACTGGACGGTGTAGCCGCGCTCTGCCCAGACCTGGGCGAGCAGCGGGCCGAGCCGGTTGATGGCGGCGGTGTCGAGGGCTTCGCGGTAGTCGAAGACGAGGTCGGGGTGGAGGGCGTTGAGGACGCCGCTGTTCTGGTTGGTCCAGGCGAAGCGGGCGTTGTCGACCACGATCGGCCGAGTGGAAGCCGTTCCGCGTTCCGCGCTGATTCGTGGAACGCGGAACGTTTCGGGCATGGCGAAAGCCGAGGGGTCCGCCTGGCGGTTGTCCTGGGCGGTGGCGGTCATCGGTACCTCCTCGGTTGTCATGCCAATACCGTAGGCCTACCTGTCAGGCCTGTCAACTGGTTACGCCGACAGGATCGGCCTACTTGCTAGGCCAACGTCTCCATGGGAGCATCGGCCTCATGGATGAAGACGACCTGGTACGTATCGGCCGCGCGTACCGCAGCGCCAGAACCAGGGCCGAAACCCTGCACGCCGAGATGAAGGCCGCCGTCGTCGCGGCCTACGCCAGAGGTGAGCAGACGATGGACATCGCGCGCCGTGTCGGGACCGACCGCGAAACCGTCCGCCGTATCCGCAACGCCGCCGAGGACGCCGGCGTGCTGCCGCGGCGCACCGCCAAGGTTTAACCCCGCCCACACCCGAGCGGCCCCCACCCCGGCAGGGATGGGGGCCGCTTCGTTATGCCGGTGCTGGCTCAGGCTTTCTCGACGTGTCCTCTGCCGTCACGATTGCCGGGAGGTCCGCGGCGTACACCCCGCAGTCCGGTGAGCCACCCTCCCCCGAGCTGTCGTTCCAACCGGTCGACGGGACGAGCAGGCCGCGGTACTGCCAGCCGACCTGGACGTGCACGTTCAGCGACTGGTGGCAGCGGTACAAGGACAGCTCGCCGCTGCGGCGTCCGGCGATGGTGACGAACGGGGCGAGTCGGCGTGCGGGGAAGTCGGTGCGGTTCTCGACCGGGCGCAGGGTGGTGGGCGCGACGAGGTTGATCTGCGCAAGCAGGGGGAAGACGCTGCGCGGCCAGTGGTCGAGGTCGCCGTAGGCGAACTGCTGGGACCAGCCTCCGCCGAACAGGTCCGGGTCTTCCGCGATGACGATGTGGTCGCCCTCGCGTCGGATGTCGGTGACGTGGGTTTCCTTGGTGTCCTTGTTGAAGAGCTTCCCGAGGGCCAGGCGGAGCGGGGTGACGTAGCGGACGGGGAGCAGGGTGGCGGGGAGGTGTCCGCCTGCCTCGGTCCAGGTGTGGCCGATGATCTCGCCGTTGGTGGAGGTGCCGACGAGGCAGTTCTTCGCGGCGCCGGGGTCGTCGCCCTCGTTGACGCGGCTGGTGTGCAAGAGCATCCCGGCGTAGCCCGCGCCGCCAGGCTCGGCCTGAGCGGTGAGCATGAGGTCGTCGAGCAAGGCCAGCAGGTCCTTGGTGAGCATCCGGACGGACATCAGTTCTCCTCGCGGGTGTCGGCATCGTGGTCATCCATCGCGGCGCGCAGCCGGTCGGCTCCTTCGGGGCTACCGACCGGGGCGGGCTCGGGCGGCGGGTCCGCTGGGCTGGTCATCTTCTTCGCCTCCAGGCGGTAGTAGTCACGACGAGCAGCCATGAACTCCCTGAAGGACTCGATGGCCTGCTGCAGAAGGAAGAGCACGGCGTACGCGCCGAAGGTGGCGAAGAGGATGACGAGGCACGCGAGCCAGGCCGGGATCGTCACGGCGGTGGTCACCGGAGCCTGCCGAGGAGCCTGCGCCACCACGGCGCGCGTGGCTGCGGCTGCGGTGCCGCGTCGCCAGCTCGGCGAGCCGGGTCGATCGGCCGGCCCACCGGGAACCACTCGTCCTCTGCTGGCACGTGGGTGGCGGGGTTGTCGGTAGCCCAGTCATCGCCGCCTGGGGTGTAGCCGTCAGGGTCGGCCACGGTGGCGTGCTGGTCACGTCCGCCGAGCCGACCGGCCCAGCCCACCGAGCCGTACAGCACCGCGGCGGCCGCGATCAGCCCTCCCTGCCCGGCTCTCAGGAACCGCCCGAAGGCGCCCGCGCTCATGCCCGGGCCTCGATGTCGTCGGCCAGCATGAGCAGGTCGTCAGCCTCGGGCCAGCCCTCGTCGGACTCGTCCTCGTCCATGAACTCGGACAGCTTCCGGAGCAGCGCGGCGGTGGCGTCTCGGGCCTCGCGCTTGGTGAGCGTCGGGGCCGCTGCCGCGACGGCGTCCACGAGGCTTGTGCTGGTGTCGTTCACTCGGGGGTTCTCCTCAGCGGCGTGGGTGGCCGGCGCGGTGGGCGACGGCCGGAGGTGCTCCAGCCCTGCCACGAGCAGGCGCCCGTTCTCGTCCAGCACGATCCGCGCCACCGTGTCCGCGCGGGAGATCGTGACCCGCTCGACCACTGCGGGCTTCCACACGCCCTCTGCCGAAGACCACTCGACGCGGTCGTCGGGGACAGGGATCCAGGAGTGCGTGCGTGTGCTGGGGCGCTGCCGGGCGAGCGCGCGGAGTGCGGCGTTGGCTTCAGCAACCTGAACCGTGGCGGGCTCTGGACGATCCGAGTCGGGCCGGGGTACAGCGAAGGTCATCGGATTCCTTTCGTGGCTTCCTGGGCCACCCTGGGCGGCCGGACGGCGGTGTCATGGATGTGCAGGGCGGTCAGGTTCGGCGGGTGCGGCGGCCGGACCAGTCGAGTGGCTCCAGCTCGGATGCCGCTGCCGGTTCCGGCGCGGGGTTCGGCTTGCCGAGCAGCCGCCGGAGGTATGCCCGCCGCGCGGCAGGCGTGCGATCGGGCTTGCACACCGGGCAGGGCCGAGGGTTGTCGGCGGTGAGGCGGTCGTTGAGCCAGCCGTTGAAGCACCGGTGTTCGGCCGGGTCCGGTGCGGTCGGGTCGTCGCCGTAGCGGTCGGGCATGTCGGAGCACCTCCGTGGGCGCAGCGGTCGGACGGTCGCCAAGTGCTCGGTCATGACGCCGCCGCCAGTTGCTCGACCCGACGGCAGAACGTGCAGAGGGGCTTGCCGTCCGGGCCACGCCCGGCCGCGAGCAGCGGGTGCGCGGCGCAGCGCGCTCGCGCGCTGGGTACCGGACTTTCCCGATCGAGTCCCGTAGAGGTCGTCTTGGATCGCTCAGGTTCCGGTTCCAGATCGGTCCGACAAGCCGCTTGCGGCGCGTCGGTGCGCAGGGGGTCCGGGGGCAGCGTGCCCCCGAACGGTTCACCTGGTGGTTCCTCTGGTGGTTCCCCCGGCGCTGCGTCCGTTACAGAACGGATTCTGCGTCCGTTACGTACGGACGCAGAATCCGTTACCGCTGAGCCTGTAACGGATTCTGCGTCCGTTACAGAGGCCTTCGTGCGATGCCTCCGAACCCGCTCCGCAGTCGCTTCCCGCTCCGCTGCCTGAGCCGCTTCGATCTCGGCCCAGTCGCTTGCTGGACGCTTCACAGTGAGATCCAGCCGCCATCGCACAGCGCCCTTCGCGGTCAGCCCATCGCGGATCAACAGGGCCGCGTCCTCCAGGCGTCGCACCGCGCGCTCGACCGTCCGCACGTCCAAGCCAGTGGCGAACTTGACGTAAGCGGGGCCGGGGTACGCGTTGCAGCCGTCCTTGTCCGCGCGCTCCGCGTACACCACGAGCACGAACCGCGCAGTGGTGTCCGGCTTGCCAGCCGCGGTGAGCAGCATGGGCGACTCGTAAAGCGCCCACGTGACGGCCTGGTGGCTCACGCTGTTCACCTCCTTCTGTCGTTGATTCAGCGGCCTAGCTAGCGGCAGCGGCAGGCCCGTGCTCGGCGAGTCCGAGCCGGGCGCGGATACGGGCGGTCGTGTACTCGGTCATCCGTGTGTGGTCGGCGATCTGCTCGTCGGACCACCCGCGCTGGTGCAGCTGCCACACCAGGTCCTCGCGGTCCTGAGTAGGCAGCGCATCGGCCGGTTCACGGCCTTCCCAGCACGCCCGCCACAGCCGCCAGTCCGACCGCGCGGCCGCCGGGGCGACGGCCGCGGGCATCGAGCGTCGGCGGCTCATCCCGCGCGCACCGGCAGGTAGTCGCCGACGTCGTCGAGCAGCACCCGCGTGTCGTTCCACAGCAGCACCGGCACGGTGGCGGGAACGATCGCGGGCACGGTGTTGGCCCGGATCAGCCAGCCGTTCGCCTCGTACAGCGCCCGGTTGCCGCGCGTGTTCGTCACGGCTTCGTGGCACCAGCGGCACAGGAACAAGCCGTTGCTGGCCTGCCACAGCCCGCCCTGCCCGCTGAGCAGGCGATGGTGGAAGTCCTTGCCACGGCCGAAGCACCCGACCAGCCGGATCTCACACAGGCCGACCGCGCGCCTCCGGGCCCGGTCCTTCGCGACGCGCTCACCGACGCCGTCCGGCTGCTCGACCGCCGTGGCCGCCTTCTTGGGCCGCTTCGCCTTGAGCGGTGCCGCGCGCTGCGGGAGCGGCTTCCCTCGGGAGGGGAACGCGGTGCGCGTCAGCGAGGTCTTCCGCTTCAGCGGGGTGCGCTTCACAGCAACACCCCGGCGAGTCGAGCCCACCCAGGACCGGCCTCGCTCACCGTCCACGGCGACCGCGCTACCCGAACCCGCACACCGGGCTGGGCTCCCGCGTACAGCCCGCACAGTTCGCCGAGCGCTTCCCGGTCCGTCGCAGTCAGCCCGGCCACGACAGGGCAGGACGGGCACGACAGGCAGCACGGGGAACAGTCGGCCCCGCAGCACCCGATGGCCTTGTGGTCGTCGCAGCACGCGACGTGCCGCCCGCTCATGACTCCACCAGCGCGGGACGCAGGGCCTGGCCGGTCTTCATCACCAACTGGCAGGCATCGGTCCCGAACTGCCGCAACGGGTACGGCTTCGGCGCACCGAGCCGCTCCAGCTCGACATCGCGCAGCAGCCCGGACACGTCGGCGGACTCCCGCACCGCGTCGAACAGGGTCGTCCGGTTCCACACCTCGGTAGTGCGTCCGCGGTCGTCCAGCTCCAGCAACTCCTGCACGAGATCAGCCACCGCCCGCGCGCCTTGGGTCGCGTCGGCCGCTGGTGCCGAGGCATCGCCGGGCGGCGGCGTGGCGGCGGTCCGCCGGGTGCGCTTCGGCTCACTGGGCAGCGCTACCCGCGGCGGAGCCTGCTCGCCGGGCAGCACCTGGTCCCCGTCCAACGCCACCACGTCCGGAGCGCGGGTGTCCACCGTGCACCCCGACCACTCCCAGATCAGCCGCGGCAGGCTGAACTCGCCGCGCAGCCGGGCGCGCGTGTCCTTGTCGGCGTACCGGTAAAGCGCGGTGTTCAGCTTGACGATCTCCGGGTCCTGCTCAGGGGTGAGCCGGACCCATGCCGTGCAGTGCTCGCTGATCGACTCGTGCGCCTTGGTGTACCGGCGGCCGTCCGCAGTCACCTTGTCCCGCGCGATGAGCACCACCGGGCCGGGCCAGGCGTCGACCATCTCCATGAACGAGTCGTGTCGGCGGTTCACCAACGACCACTGGTCGCCCAGCAGCGGCACCTCGATCTCCGAGGAGTACGCCGCGCTCGGGTCCAGGCCTCGCGATATCAGCGCGTTGCCTTCCCGGCGCCGGGCGCGACGGTCGATGACGTCCTGGAGCATCGCCCACAGCGCGCTCATCCCGTTGACGACCAAGGCGCTTGCCACCCCGGCCTCCGTCGCGACGGCCAGCGCGGCGGCAAGCTGCTCGCAGATCCCCACCCACGTGCCGTCGTGCACGAGGATCTCGTAGGAGGCCCCGGGCGCGGCCGCGTAGAGGTCCGCCCCATCGCCGCCGACCTGGAGCCAGTACGTGGCGGCGAGCCGCTCGTCAGCGGACAGCTCCGCGCCCATCCACGGCGCGTCGGTGCCGTCCAGCCCGGAAAGCAGCACACGCGTCCACGTCGGCTCGCCCGTGGGGCGGCGGGTTCTCAGCTCGGCCATCACGCACCACCGGCAGTGAGAAAGGCAGGCTTGCCCTCGACCAGCGGCCCGTCAGTGGTGTCGTAGAACAACTGGTCCCACGTCTGGGAGTACGGCGGATCCACTTCGTCGGTGCTCCAGCACCAAGCCCACAGGCCGTTCGGACCGCGCAGTGCTAACGACAGGTCCGACTTGCCGGTCGCGTTTGGGTTGTGGACGACGTCGACGCCAGCGGGCGGCTCGTCACCCGGACCCCACTGACGGGGTCGACTGTCGCGGGCGAGGACGTTGCCCTCGTGGTCGATAACGCCCCGCTTAATCAGGTCGTCGATCAGGTCCGCGTCCCGGTAGGTGATGGTCACCCCGAGCGAGCGCGGTTCCACCTTGATGCCGGGCGGGGCGTCGTCGTCGATCTCGCCGCCCCACCCCATCGGCTTGTGTGCCTGCTCGCACTTCGACAGCAGCCCGCTGATGACGTAGTCAGGGATGTCCTCGTACTCCTCGAGCAGGAACCCCGCGTACTGGCGGAGCGCGAGGATGACGGCCTCTTCTTGGCCGGGAACGATGCGCGTCTTCTTCTGCAACTTCTCGGGGTACTTCTTTCGCACCCACTGCTCGACCTCCTTCGGGTCGGTGACCGTGGCCTTGTAGCCCGCCTTGTCCACGGTGACCTGCGAGATGACCCGACCCGACCCGGATGGGTCAGCGGCCTGCTTTCGTCCTTCCGCGCCGTACGCCGCCACGACCGCAGCCGTCGCCACCCGCTCCGCCTCGATAGCGCGAGCCTTGCTCCGCCGTGCCACGGCGGCCTTGATGGCCAGCGCGTTCAGCTTTCTACCCAGATCCGTGCCGAGATCTGGGGCGTCATCGGGGGCCGGTGGGTTCTGGTTGGCCAACGGGTCCGACTCTGTGAGACCATGCTGTGACATTGAGTAGCTTCCTTTGCGGTTAAAGCTGTGAGATGGAGTCGTCTGCAGTGCCGCGGCCACGGCACGCAGGCGACTTCTTCGTTTTCAGGCCGAGCGGACCGCCCTCAAGCCAGCGCATCCGCACGCGCGCTCCTGTGCCTGCTCGTTTTCGCCGCGTATCCAGGCGTCCACAGCCGATTCGGCCAGTCGTCGCTTGCCGCGCTGAACTCGCTGATGGGAATGGAGTGACCCGTCGGCTACCGCGCTCTCGATCGTGCGTACCGACCAACCGGAGTACTTGGCGGTGTCTTTGACCGTGAGCCAGTTCATGCCGCATCCGTTCCGCGTGCCGCTTCCTCGCCCGGAACGCGGAACGTTGAGGCCATGACAAAAAGCGCCTCGTCCTTCACGCGCAACTCCCGCTCGATCGCTTTCGCGATGCGCTCGGTCGTGGACATCTGAAGGCCGTTGCACAGCTTGCTGATAGTGCCGGGCGAGCACGGGACGCGGCCCGCGAGCTCGCGGACGCCGATGCCGCGGTCCTCCATGCAGAACACCAGGTTTGCGGACACCTTGAGCTTCACGCTGCCCCCTTCCTGAACGACTCGGGCTACGCCGTGAAGAGTAAGCGCCCGTACCGCGTTTCGCAAGCCTTAGCGAAACGCGGTACGACATGACCCGCCAGCGGACCTGGTTAGTGCATGCCTGACCTGCGCTTGCCTCACGCGCGGTGGACCGCTGGTCCATAATCTGAACGAAACAGCGTCTCGGTAGGCGTTGCGGCGGCGTAGACAGCCACACCCCATCAGCGTGAGGATGTGACCCTGTGAGTGCACTGAGTGACTACCTCAGCGAGGTAGCCCGAGAGCGGGGGATCAGCGGCCCACGGCCGTTCGCACGACACGCAGGTGTCCCGATCACCACAGCCAAGAGGCTGCTCGACGGCACCGCAGAACCCGGAGCCGACACACTGGAGACGGTCGCCGGGAAACTCGGCCTCTCGCTCGACCGGCTCTTCCGACTGGCAGGCATTAAGGAAGCCGATCCGCCATTCGTCCTCCCTCCCGAGTTCGCTGCACTGGGCCCAGAGCAAAGGCGCATCATCGTGACCCTGGGTCGAGAATTTTTGAGACTGATCAACGCGCAGACACCGACACGAACGCAAGCTACGGTGACACCTATCGGTCGGGCCCGCGTAAGCGAAGCGTCCTGGGATGAAGATCCCCCAAATGGTGCAGACGGTCCGTGACGGACGATTGACACCATTGGTCCGACCGGGTCAAGCGGAACCGATTCAGGCGCCTGAATGCGTCAAATTCCATACCGGATAGGCGCAAGGTAACTCTATGAGCCCAGCCCACGCAGTAGTGATCGCAGCCCTCCACGAGGCACTGGACGCCGTCCCCGAACTGTGCGTCCGGAAGGCGGATTTGCCGCCCTCGCGGCACGGCCATATCCACTACCCGAGCAACACGATCACCATCGCGCGACACGCGGATCTCCCCCTTTTTTCATCCGCATTAATGCACGAATTGGTACACCTGCGCCGCGGGCCGGGCTTCGTTGACGAGGTCGCCTGGGAGGAGGCCAGGGTCCTGAGGGAGACCGCCCTGCTCTTGGCGCCCCCCGATTCCTTCCCGTCGACCACCTCCGCCGAACACCTGGCCAACCACCTGGGCATCGACACGTCCGTGGCTCGGCTCGCTTTGCAACTGGCCAGACGAAGAAGGGTGGCGTGATGGCTTGGGCTCAGGAGTTACCGTCGGGCCGGTTCCGCGGCTGCTACCGCGGCGACCGGGGAAAAAGCTACGTACCAGGCACCTTCGACACCAAGGCCGAGGCGCTGCGCAAGGCCGGCGCCATGGAGGACGAGCAGCGCACGCCGGGCGCTATCGACCCGAAGCAAGCCAAGCTCGACTACGGCTCGTGGTTCGACCTGTGGATCGAGTCCCACCAGGTCGCGACGTCCACCGAGCGTGAGTACCGCTCGACAGCGCGGCTGCACATCCTCCCCTACTGGGAGAACACTCCCCTGAAGGACATCACTGCCCGCCGCGGCCGAGCGTGGGTGAAGCGACTGCAGAAGGAGCCCCGGGCAGGCGCGAGCAACCCCCGCAGCCCGTGGACGATCCGGCTCGCGGTGCAGACGTTCGTCGCGTCGATCAACGCCGCCGTCGAGGACAAGCGCCTACACGTCAACGAGGTCAAGGGCCTGGAGTGGCCGGACCTTCCCGACGCACTGGAGCGCTACCTCACCCCCGCCGAGGTCGAGGCCGCTGCCCACTTCATGACCGACTTCAACGCCCTGATCACCTGGACCGCAGTGACGACCGGGCTGCGCGCGGGCGAACTCGCGGGCTTGCACATCCCTCGCATCGACACCCGCAACGGGGGCCTGCTGGTGGTGGAGCAGTACGACCAGAAAGACGGGGTGATCAAGCCTGTGCCGAAGGACAAGGAGAAGCGCTACGTGCCTCTCCCCTCGGACATCGCCGCCCGCCTGCAAGCACACGTCGATGCGCTCCCCGAGGTCGACCAGTGCGGTGTTCCGCACCTGGCCGGCAGTTGCCCCGGCGGTGCGCTGGTGTTCCGCGGCCCCAAGGGCAGCCCGCTGAAGTCGTCACAGTTCGGCCGCTACATCCTCACCCCGGCGGTCCAGTTGGCGAAGCTGCGCGGCCGTGTGCGGGTGCACGATCTGCGCCACACCTACGCCTCGTGGCTCATCCAGAGGGGAGTGAGCTTCGCCGAGCTGGCTCGAGTGATGGGGCACTCCTCGTGGGAGGTGTCGAAGCGGTACGCGCACCTGTCCGACGAGGGGTACGGGACGGTGCGGGACGCGATCACCTCGCACATGGGGCGTGAGGCACCGGGTGAGGCAACCTCATTGAGAGCGGTTGCGGCGGACTGCGGTTCATCGCGGACGGCGTAGCGGACCGCCGTGTTGACCACGGGTGGAGAGCGCGCCAAGTTGCGGAAGACTGCGGTATATGGTGCAACTAGGTCCGTGCCAGTGAGAGTTCGAGTCTCTCCGGCCCCACCGCAGTTGCTCTGGCCTGCGAGAACTCCTCAGAGGGGAGGGCTCGCAGGCCGGGGCGTGAGGCAGGCGTGAGGCATACCCACTGAAAACGCCCTGTTCAGCCGCCCTCACGGCCCGCTCGACAGGCCTGCTGGCGCGACGACAAAACGCCCCCAGCCTCCGGGTGACCGGAAGCTGGGGGCGTCTTGGTGAGCCTGAGGGGGCTCGAGGTGTGGAGCGGGCCCGGTCAGGCTGAGCGGGACGACAGCACGACGCCGTCGACCGTGACCGGGGCGGTGGCCTGGGTGCGCACGAAGAACGTGGCCAGCGCCGAGATGACCATGATGACGCCGACCTCGACGTTCGGGTCGACAGCGACCCCGAGCCCGACGACGAGCGCGAACACCGCCTTGATGAAGCCCACGACCGCGGGCAGCACCTTCTCCTTCTTCACCCACGCCGCGGTGAGCAGGCCGCCGATCGCGAGGATCACCGCGGAGTAGTACGGCTCGACGCTGTCCGGCAGGCCGAACAGCAGCAGCACGCCGAGCCCCGAAGCGACGAGCGCCTCGACGACGACGGCCGGATCGCGGGACAGCTTCACGGCGCTCACTGGCCCACGCTCGGCGGGGTCGCGACGCCGGAGAGCTGACGGGCGATCGCGGCGAGGATGCGCTGCGCCTGCTCCTCGTTGTCCTCGCCCAGTTCGGCGCGGATAACTTCGCCGACCACCACGCGGTTCTGCTCCGTCATCTCGTCCTTGATGCGGGCCAGACCCTCGGTGATCGAGACGTCCATGATCGCCTGCAAGCGGTCGGGCGTGATGTTCGCGTCCTGCGCGACGGCCGCCAGGCCGGTCTGGAGCGCCGCGAGCGCGACCTCCTGGCGCTGGTTGGACTCCCAGTTCTGCGAGCCTCGCAGGTCGATGTACCGGAACACCTCCTCCAAGGTCGGCGTGCCGCCCCAGGCGTTCTTCATGCGGTCGGTCAGCTGCATGTCGTTCTCCTTGCCCTTGATCGTGAGGTCGCCGATCCGGCGGTCTCGGAGCGTGGTGTTCTTGTCGACGGAGCCGGGGATGCCCGGTACGGACCCGGCCGACGTGTACTGGTGCACCGCGTCCAGCGGGTGCGACCAGCCCTGAAGGTCACCCGGCCGGCCGTTGTAGACCGCGATCCACAGCAGCACGTCCTCGTCGGCCCACAGGTCCGGGTCGATCCATGAGCCCCACCAGGACAGCGAGCCGTAGACCAGGTGCTTCCGGACGCCGGTCTCCTCGCGCACCACGCGGATGTGCTCGGCGATGTGCGCGTTCAGGGTCTTCGGGTTCGGCCAGATGAGGCCGCCGCCCTCCCAGTTCTCGGCGTCGTACATCGGCGCCAGCGCGTCGTCGTTGAACAGGCCGTGCGGGCGGGCGTTCTTCACGAAGTACGACGCCTGTGCCGCGGCCGAGACGCGCGGGTCGCCGAAGTGGTAGCCGCCCGGCGCGACGCCCGCGGCCCGCGCGCCGGCCACCTGAGCGCCGCACAGCGGGTTCAGATAGTTGACCTGCTGGCTGACCTTGATGCTCGCGCCGACGATCCCGTTGGCGCGCACGGCGTTCCAGTCATTCACCGCGTTGTAGCTGGATATGTCGATCAGGTACTCGGGTGCGGTCATGGGCTGCTCCTCAAGATCGGGAGCCCAGTCGGCTCCGGTGATGGCGCGGTGCACGTGTAGGTCGGCGCGGTGTCCGGGCTGCCGGAGTCACGCGCGCAGGACTGCTGGCGGCCGTCGCCGTCGATCCACGTCCACCCGGCTGGAGGCACGCCGTTCTGCCCTGGGCTGCCGGGTTCGCCCTTGTCGCCGGGCGGCCCGGGAACGCCGGTGGCATCAAGCCCCGGTGGTCCTGGCGCTCCTGTCGCGTCTTGGCCCGGTGGTCCCGGTTCGCCGGTAGCGTCAGCCCCGTCTTGGCCGTCGGCCCCGCGGCACTGGCGGGGCTCGCCGAGGCACTGCGGGGTGAGGCCGTCCACGCCGTTCGTGCCGTCGCGCCCGTCCACGCCAGCACGCCCATCGGCACCGTCCGTGCCGGGAGCGCCGGGGGCACCGGGGGCACCAGGCGCGGTGACCACAGGTGTCCCACCGAGCTGGCGGACCTGACCCGACAGCGACGTGATGTCACCGCGGAGCGCGGCCTCCAGGTTGCGGGAGTCGCTGCGGTACATCAGCACCAATGCCACCGCGCCAGCGGCGAGCACGACGGCCACCACGGCGAGCGTGATGATGGTGCGTCGCGTCCCCGGCACCGCAGCGTCGTCCGCCGCTGGCTCGACGACCGTTCGGTTGACGTGGTCAGAGGTCACGACTCGCCCCCTGCTTTGTCTTCCTCGTTGAACGCTTTGGCGATCTCGGCCAGCTCGTCTTCAGTGATCTCGCCATCGGAGGCCGCTTCAGCGAATCGCTCCACGGCTCGCTTTGCGGCCTGCTTGCGCTCCCTCGGCGCGGACCGCAGCGCGGTGATGACCGCGGCCGTGGCCGATCCGGCGGAGCCGATAACGAGCGCAATGGCTGGCAGAAGCGCAACCCAGTCACCCACTCACCCCTCCTCAAGTTGTCGTGCCATGGGGTGGTGCCTGCGGATGCGCTGTAGCGCTCGCGCGCCTGTGGCGATACATCAGCCACAGCGCCGCACGGGCGCGCACCTGAAGGAGTTGCTGTGCACGGTCGCCGGATCGCCCTCACCGCCGTAGGCCTGGTCGCCGCGGGTGCCGTTGCGACCGGTGTCGCTGTCGCCGCGAGCCAGCCTGACGGCGGCCAGATCCAGGGCGTGGTCGTCGACCAGGCCGACCGTATGGAGGCCGACGTCGACACGTCGGTCGCCGCCACCACGGTCACGTTGACGCCGACTACCGTGGCTCCGGTGACGACCACGGAGAACGTGCCCACCCCGCCAGCGCCGGAGACCACCGAGCCGGAAGCGCCGGTCGTGCCGCCACAGCCGTCGATCACCGTGCCGGGCGTCGACTACCCGGTGAGCCCGTTCGACCCGGCGAGCACGGAGACCGCGCCCGCGCCGTTGCCGCCCGAGCCGCTGCCCGCACCGGACCCGATCGAGGGCTAGGGCTAGGGCGACTGGCGCTGGGTCCAGTTGAACGGCTGGCACGCCACCGCGCCGCTGCCGGTCGCGATCGCCGTGATGGTGACCGGCACCTCTTGCAGCCCCAGCCAGGTGCCCGCGTAGAACGGGCCCTTCATGTTGTTTTCCAGCGTCGTGGACGTCCACGTTCCGGCCTCGGTGCCGTTCACGCGGGCCCGGAAGATCGTGGAGTTCGTGCCGCTGGCCGTGCCCCAGATTCCGCTGAGGCTGAAGTACGGGTGCGAGACCAGCCCGATCCGGCCCTCCCACAGCGTGGTCTCGGCCGCGAGCGACGACACGGCCACGTTCATGTACGAGTAGAGCGACGACGCGGCCATGGAGAACTTCGCGAACAGCTGCACCGGCAGGTACGGGCGGGCCATCCCGCCGGTGGTCGCGTCGTCGGAGAACAGCTCGCGGTTGAACCGGTCGGTCATCCTCCAGTACTGGTTTCCGTTCGACGTGAACGCCGTGTACAGCACGTAGCTGCCGCCGTCGCGCTTGATCCGGAGCACCTGGTTGCCCTGGGCGTCCGGACCGAGATAGAGGATCTCGACGCCCGCGTCGTCGACCATCCGCAGCGCGCCGTTGTCGCCGATCGTCAGCCCGCCCTGGCCGACGAACGCGGACACGTTGCCGACCCGGTCCCGGACCTGCTTGATCAGCCGCTCCAGCTCGATCACCTTCGACGCGGTGTCCTGGGGTTGGTTGTTCGGTGCCATCAGGCCACGTCATCCAGCAGCGGAGACATCGTCAGCACCGCCTCCTCGCCCGCGTCGGTCGGCTTCACCGCCATCCGGATCAGCCGCATCCGCGTGTCCAGCCCGCGGCGGCCCTGCGGCGGGGCGTAGCCGTGGAAGTGGTCGGAGATGACCACGCGGCCGTCGTCGCCGGGCGCGATCTCGGCGACCGTCGGCGCTGCTTCGCCCTTCACGGTCAGCGTCGGCAGCACGACGGGGAGCTTCACGATCTGCTGGTCGGACATCGCGTGGTCGTGCAGCGTGTCCGTGGCGCCGCTGGTGCGGTCGTAGCCGGTGTCGTCTTCGAGGAGCGGCCACCCGTTCTCGTAGAGGCTCGTGTCCTCGTAGACCCCGATCGGGGTGAGCTGGTCCGAGCCCTCGCCGATCGCGAAGCTGCGGGTCCGCTGCCGGGTGGCGTCCCGCGGCCAGGTGTAGTTCGCGACGTTCCCCCCGTACTCCCACACGTGGTTGGAACCGACTGCGCCGAGCAGCGGGTCGCCGATGAGCATCTGCCGGATCGGGGCGCCGTCGTCGTCACGCTGGATGGCGACGTCGAACCGGATGTCCGGGCCGTCGATCACCTGGCTCAACTGCCGGTAGGCCTCGCCGAGGGACGTCATCGAGAAGCCGGGGTAGGTGCGGTCCCGGAGGATGGACGAGTTCGACGTGGTGGCCACGATGCCGAGGTCGCCCCCGGTGTGTGCCTGCGCTTGGGTGAGCAGGCCGCGGGCGATCGCGTTCTGGTCGACCCCGTTGAAGTTGGTCGACAGCTGGGCCACCATGGAGGTGTCCGTGAACGCCTCGGCCGCGAGGACCGGCAGGATCTTGCGGTGGTCGAGCAGGGACCACCAGTCCGCTGCGCCGATGGAGAGCTTCCCGGTTGACGAGTCGTAGACCGACGTCCAGATCACGCCGCCCCAGATCGGCCGTGCGTCTCGGTACACGTACACGCAGGTGTGCGCGGGGGTGGTGAGCTCGTAGGCGTCCCGCAGGCCTCCGAGGGAGTCCAGCAGCGGCAGCCCCAGTGAGCCGGAGAACGACGATGTGTCGTTGAGGCACTTCGTCCACGACGTGTCCGCCAGAGGCAGCTCCTCCAGCAGCACGTTCGAGCGGAGGTCCCGGATCTCGTAGGTGTAGACCGGGAGCGCCATCTACGGCACCTCCGACCACAGCGTGGTGTCACCGCCGAGGTCGGTGATCCAGAATGCCGTGCGCCGGTCGCCGTTCACGTTGATCGAGCCTGAGCCCGCGACCCGGACGACGGACAGGTAGAAGTCCGCGTCGGTGTCGTCGGCTGTGGCCTTCCAGGGCTGGTTGAACGACTCGGACTCGTCGAACGCGCTGGCGTCGACGGGGCGGGCGATCCACTCGGCGATGATCGTGCCGGACACGGCAGTGTCCTTGCGAACCCGCACCACGTACGAGTCGCCGGCCACCACGGTGGAGAAGTTCCAGAAGATGTTCGCCGACAGCATGTAGAAGTGGCCGCTGGAGACCCGGTAGTTCTCGATCTGGACCTTGGCGATGTTGACCTCGGGGCTGTCGTCGATCCCCGAGTTGATGAAGCCCGAGCCGCTGGCGATCCGGCCCGCGAGCGTCCGCTCGGGCACCCACACAGCGCCGTCGTAGACGTACCGCAGGTCGGTGTCCTTGAGGTAGGACTCCGTGCCCTCCTGCGGGTGCGTGACCTTCGTCGCCCGGTCGGCCGCCGAGTTGCAGATCGCGAGGCCCTGCACCCGGAACGCGGTGCCGTCGAAGACCTCCAGCCAGTGCGTGTCCTTGCGCCACACGACCATGCCGTCGTGGCGGGTGCCGATCAGCGCGTCGCGTTCGGTCTGGTCGGCGACCGGCAGGACCGCGCCGATCGGCACGGTGAACGCGGTCAGCAGCTGGGTCACGTTGCCGGGCAGGATGCCCGCGCTGCTCGCGGTGGACGGCACGGTGACCCGCGCCAGCACCACGTAGTCCGGCGAGTTGGTGGGTGCGCCGTTGGTCGTGTTCACCACGGGGTCGGTCGGCGTGGCCGACGGCGTGCCGCGGATCGGCCCGATCCACCACGCGTTGTTCGCGTCGGAGTGCGACTCGTCGGACTGCTGCGCGACGATCAGGTCGTAGCGGGTGAGCGACGCGTGCGCCGGGGTGGACAAGATGTTGATGTCCTTGACCGCGTCCAGCGTGTGGATGTACGCCGCGACGGACCTGGTGCCCATCGACAGCATGTGGCCGGGGTTCACGTGCACGAACCCGTCCGGCGTCGGCGAACTGGCGGACACCTTCAGCGGGTCGGTGTAGTGCGGGATCTTCCCGACCCGCTTGCCGGTCGCGGTCGACCCGCCCCACCACAGCGACGCGAAGGCGTGCCGCGCGTCCACCGTGGTCAGCACACCAGGGCTGTGGGACACCGCCCAGGTCACGCGTTCTCCCACGTCAACACCTCACATGTTCTCGTCGTACCAGAGGGCGTCCAGCGCGGCGGCTGCCTCGTAGGACCCGGCGGTGAAGCCCACGCGGACCGAACCGCCCGCGGGGATGGGGAACCACTGGCGCGTCCACAGTTGGGCGGAGGCGCTGATGTCGAGGCTCGCGAACGTGGTCGGGTCGACGAAGGTCACCGTGCGCACGCCGGGCCGGGTGTCGATCTCCACGACTTGGCCGGCGGGGATCTGCCAGTCGGGGTTGAAGCGCAGTTGCGACGCGCCCGTGGTGAGGTCGGTGATCACGGGCCCGGTGCACGGCCCGGTGATCCGCCAGATCGGCCACGAGTCCACCGAGCCCGTGTTCTCCAGTGGCGCGGGGAAGCCGCCGCCGCTGGTGGCCTGCCCGAAGTCGAGCGGGAACACCAGCGGGAACACCAGGCCGCCGGTGGGGTCGGTCGCGAGCTTCGCCTGCGCGGTCTTGCGCGGCAACAACCACTGCCGCGGGTTGGTGGACACCCACTGCACCGCGCCCACGGTGTGGCCGATGGCGTAGTGCTTGTCGGTGGGGATCGCGCGCCGGTGGCAGCGGGCCATCACCAGGTACTTCTGCCCGTCGATCTGGACCGCGAGCGCTTCCTCGACGGGGTTCTCTGTCGGCGCGGTGAGCCTGCGCAGCTCGGCCACCGAGGCCCGGAAGTCTGCGAGGCGCTGCGAGAGCCTGAAGTTCAAGGTCACGGTGCGCTGGTCGGCGGTCAACTGGCCGGGCCGGTTGCCGTGGAACCCGGACAGCACCTGGTTGGTTCCGCGGAGGGCTGGCAGATCTTGCCAGCCCTCCAGCGAGATGCTCCGGTACGGCGTGCCGGAGCCGAGCAGCACTCCCCGCCACTCGACCTGGTTGTCACGGTCGAGGAGGTCGCCAGCGGGCACGTCAGACCCCCTTGGTGGACTTCGAGTGCCAGAGCAGCTCTTCGCTGACCTCGCTCGGCGACGCGCTGTTGTAGGCGTTGAAGGTGCCGATGGTCAGCGCGCCGCCGCGCGGGTCGTCGCCTGGCCAACCGGTCCACGGCTTCGAGGTCGCGCCGTCGGGCTTGGTGATGTCGACCGCGGGTGGAGTGAGGGTCGCGGTCATCGAACCGGCCACGCTGAGCCGGTCGCCGAGCTTCGACACCCAGCCGAACAGCTCGGTCTCCTGGCTCTTGAGGCCGCCGAGCAGGCCTTGCATGATCGCCTGCCCGGCGGGGATCAGGAGCTTCCGGTCGTAGGGAAGCGGCCCCTTGAGCGCGGCGATCTTGTCCGCGATCCCGCCGACGTAGTCGAACACGCCCTGGGCGGCCTGCTTGATGCCGTTGAGCAAGCCGTTGATGATGTCCTTGCCCGCCTGCAGAAGCTTGCCGCTGAGGTCGCCGATGGCCGACACGATCCGGCCGGGCAAGCCCTGGGCCCAGTCGACCAGCTCGCCACCCTTCTCGACGGCTCCGTCCTTGGCGTTCTGCCACGCGTCGCGAGCCCACCGGCCGACCCGGTCGTTGAGTTCGGACACCGCGTTGATGAGCCGGCCGGGCAAGCCAGCCGCCCAGACGACGAACTCGGAGCCCTTCTGCTCGGCCCAGTCCTTCGCCGTCTGCCACGAGTCGGACGCCCACTGGCCGGCCATGGCGCCGAACTCCGACACCGAGTCGATGATGCGGCCCGGCAGCGCTGCCGCCCACGCCAGGAACTCGTCGATCTTCGCGGACGCGGTCGCCACCACCCAGTCCCAGGCGTCCGACATCCACTGGCTGAGCAGCCCGCCCAGCGCTTGAACGCCCGCGACGATCTGGAACGGCAGCGCGATGAACTCGGCGATCACCCACTGGACGCCTTCGGTCACCACCCACTTCGCCGCCGTCAGTGCCGCGCTGAACGCCTCGCCGACCATCGCGCCGAGGCTGGCCAGCTTCTCGAGGATCTTCGCTGGCAGCTCGCCGATCCAGACGACCAGCTCGTCGAGCTTCCGGGCCGCCCAGTCCTTCGCCTGGCCGAACCACTCCGCGAACTTGCCGGGGAGCGCCTGCACCCACGCCAGCGCAGCCATGGCCTTCTCGCCGGCGCCGCGGAAGAACCCGAGCACGGCCTCCCAGGCGTCGCGCGCACCGTCCTTAATGGACTGCCAGTTGCCGCCGAAGGCCTCGACGATGTTGCCTACGAGAACGTCGACCAGGCCGACGAGGAACTCGCCGCCGCTGCGCGCGATCTGCTTCAGGCCCTCCCACATCTCGCCGAAGTCGCCGTGCAAGACCCCTTGGAAATATCGGAACAGGCCCATCACGGAGCCGACCAGGCCGTTGACGATCTTGAGCAGGCCCTCGACGTGGTTGGCGACCGTGTCGAGCCAGTCGGAGCCGCCGCTCTCCCACAGCTGCGATACGAAGTCGACCAGCTCGGAGTAGTAGGCGACGACCCGGTCCTTGAGCTTCTGCGCCTGCGCGACGATCTGGTCGATCTGCTCCTGGTGGGTGGACACCCAGGTGCGGATGTCATCGACGATGCCGCCGATGAACTCGCGGATCTTGCCGACGATCGCGCCGAGCGCCTCGCCTGCGCCGGACAGTTGGAGCCCGTCGATCAGGTCTTCCAGCACGGGCAGCACCTGGCCGCCGATGAAGTCGACCAAGCCCTGCTGCATGCCGCGCTTGAACGCCTCGATCTTGCTGGAGGCGTTGTCGTGCAGGGTGTCGCCCATTCTCGCTGCGGCGCCCTCGACGTTGCCGAGGGCCGCGACTGCGGTCGACGGGTCGATCGAGAACAGCGCGTCACCGAGGTCCTCGGCCTTGGTACCGAACAGCGCGACGGCGGCGGCGTTGCGTGCGACCGGGTCTTCCATGGCGCGAAGGCCGTCGAGCACCTGGTCCAGCGCCTCGGCCGCTTCCGGGCCGCCGCGGGCGACCTTCGCGGTCATCTCCTCGGCGGACATCCCGATGGCTTTGAAGCCCTCAGCGGACGTCTTGGAACCGTCCTGGGCGCGGATCGCGAACTCCTTGAGCGCGTCCGCCACGGTGTCCGCGTCGCGCGCACCGGCGCGCAGGCCCTGCGACAGCATGCCCATCGCGGTCTCGCCGTCGAGGCCGAGGTCGCGGAACATGGTCGGGTACTCGGCGAAGGTGTCGAGCAGGTCGTCGGCGTCGTTGGCGCCCTGCTGCATGCCGCGGGTGAGGATGTCGAAGGCCTCGTCACCGTTCTCGGCCAACCCGGTTTTGATCATCTTCGCGGCGGCGCGGACCGCCTTCTCTACGTCCTGGTCCATCGCCGAGGCGAAGTCCATCGCGGTCGCCGTGATGTGCTGGATGGCCTCGACGGACTCGTCCTCCGGGACCAGCCCGGACTGCCACACCGCCTTGAGCGCGGTGTTGATGTCGGAGATGTTCTCCCCGTAGGCGTCCGCGTACAGGCGCCCGGCGATGCCGCCGAAGTCCGCAGCCATCTCCGGCGTGGCACCGAGCTGGGCGGACAGCTTCGCGTTGGCCTTGTCCGCGTCGAGCGCCTGGGTGAACCCGTCCATCAGGACCGCGCCGATCGCGGCACCGACCGCGGCCCACCCCAGGCCCTTGAGGGCACCCATCATGTCCATGCCCGCGGCCTCAGCACCAGCACCGCCGGCGTGGCCCATGCCGCCGCCGAACTCCGCGCCCGCGCCTTCGCCGCCGCGGCGCGCGGCCTGCTTGGCGCCGTCCATGCCGCCGTCGATGCCCTGTTCGAGCTGCTTGCCGACCTTCTTGCTGCCTTGCTCGGCGGCGGCCTCGGCTTCGCGGAACGCTTCCTCGACGACGTTGTCCAACTCCTGGAACGCGCGTTCCATGTCGTCGAGCATTTCCTTGTCAGCGCGCCGGAACGACTGCTCCAGGTCGTCCAGATCGCTGTCCACCGAGCTGGTGAAGCTGGACATCGCCCGGTCGGCGCTGGCGAGTCCGCCCTTCCAGTCGTCGTCCTTGATCTGCATGTAGCCGACGAGCTCACCGACGTCCATGACCGCTCACCCGCCTCTCGTGTAGGCGCGCAGCGCGTCACGTCCGGCTTGGCCGGACAGGACGACGGGTTCCTTGCTGGCGATCGCCCGCCATCGGGACTGGTCGGAGAGGCCTGTGAGGTAGAACCGGAAGCGGGTCCAGCTCAGACCGTTGTTCAGCTCGGCGTGGAGATCGGCTCCGTGGTACTCGCGGCGCCAGTCGGCGACGAGGAGGCCCCAGTACTTGAGGACGAGCCGGAGGAGGTGGTCCCCGTCTCCTCCTTCGGGGCCTTCGCTTCCCCCTGGCCGTCCTCGTCGTCGCTCTTGTCCTTGCGGTAGACGGCCATGCAGCGACGCATGATCTCGCCGACCCGCTCGAACGACATGCCGCCGTCGATGTAGCCCTGGACCCGCTCCCGGCCGATCAGCATCCCGGCGAGGTCCACGATCTCGGTGACCTTGACCTCACGCTTCGGGTCCTCAACGGCAGCCTTCGCCCTCTTGGTGGTCCTGTTGTCGCGCTTCGCTTCCTCGGCTCCGGCCTTCGCTCTGGTCACGAACAGCACGAGCTTGGCGGGCATCGCGTGCGGCAGTCGGATGAGCTCGCCCTTGATCCTGATGACCGGGGCCTTCGCGTCTTCCTCGTCCCACGCCTCGTCGAAGTCGACCGCGATGTCCTGCTCGTCGACCCCTGCCACTACGCCACCGCCGCAGTGGTCGACGGGCCGGAGCGGGTCACGGTGCAGGCCCACGCGGACTTGTCGTTGGTGCCGCCGCCCTGCTCGCCGAGCTTGAAGGTGGCGTTCCAGATCTCCCAGTCGGCGTCCATGACGTCCCGGAACCGGATCTTCCCGAGCGAGTCGTAGCCCTTTGCAACGCCGAGGACCTCACAGCGCGCCTGGCCGGGGTCCTTCGCGCCGGTGGTGCGGTCCTTGGTCTTCATGCCTTCGAGGCTCAGCGACTTGCCGCGCTGCATGACCTCTTCCTCGTAGTTGCCGTCGGACTCCATCACCGTGGTGTCGACGGTCTCCTCGTTCTCGCCGGGGTTGAACCCGATCGTCGCGAGGTTGCCGATCTCGGTCCACGTGGTGCCGTCGGCTTCGGCGACCTGGACGACCTGGTCGCGCGCGTTGACCTTCACCATGACCATGGGGATGTCCCTCTCTCACTGGGGGCGGGAGAGCAGCGGGCGCTGCACCTCGACGCGGAAGTTCGTGACGTACTCGTGGCGCCGGTTCTCGTCGCGGCCCATGTACTCCGGGCCGGAGCCGATGCCGATCGCCAGCTGCAACTCGGTGCCGCCCGCCAACGTGCGCATGCCGAGGCCGTGCAGCGCGTCGTAGGTGGCTTGCGCGGACGCCTCGGCGGACCGGGCGTCCGTGGCGGTGCCGCGGTGGCGGGTCTGGATGCGGGGCTCGTCGAACGGGTCGCGGCTGGATGACTCGGTGCCGCCGTAGCGTGCGATCGCCATGCACGTGTCCGGGCTGTCGGGCAGGGCAGGGAAGAAGATCGTGCCGTTGACGTCGTCAGGCTTGTACGTGCCGAGCCCGAGTTCTTCCAGCAGCAGCGCCAGTTCTTCGAGGAGGGTCACCGCAGTGCCCGCCTGGTCTGGGCGGCCACCAGCGCGAGCATCGTCGCGCCCTCTTGGTTCAAGGGGTCTTCGAGGTACTTCGCCTTGCGGCCCTCGTCGTGCCGCCAGTCGAGTTCCTCGTGCTGGCGCACGGCGTACTTGGTGTCGTAGGAGACCGCGCCGCGGAGCGCGTCGGCGTCGGTGATGGCCGCTCCGGAGCGTTCGAGCGTGCCTTCCTCCAGCGGCACCTGCTTGCGGGATTCGGTGAGCAGGTGCTCCATCGCCAAGCCGAGCCCGCGGGCTGCGCCCGCTCGCGCCTTGGCGGTGGCTGCGGTGAACGACATGGTGGTCTTGACGCGCTTCACTGCAGCACCACCTCCAGGTGGTCCGGAGTGGGGAGGCCGCCGCCGTCGCGCCGCAGGGCCTGGATGACGTGGGTGGTGCGGCCGTTGACCGCGACTCGCGACCCGGCCGGGGCGTCGGTGTCGAGGCGGCAGTAGAGGGTGGTTTCGGAGATGACCTCGTCACCGCCCGCTGAGCGGACCCGCCGGCGCTTGTCGTCGGCGAAGCACGCCACCGTGACCGGCGGACCGAAGAGGTCCCCGTGCGCTCCCGCGCCGAGGTAGGGCTCGATGGTCGCGGTGTGGCGCAGGAGGTACCCAGGGATCGAGCCCACAGCGCCTCCTCAGTAGCCAGCGCTGTACACGTCGGTGGAGATCAGCCCGGCGTCCCGGAGGAACTCGATCGCCTCGGCCGACATCGTCTGGTCGGCGCCCGTGGCGGACCCGGCACCGCTGTAGCCGCGGCCGAGGCTGACCGAGCCGATGGACACCGACTGCATCTGGGCAGCCGCTCCGGTCTCGTCGCCGGTCTCGCCCCACCACTCGACCAGCGCGCACGTCGCGTCCCGCACCGCGGCGAGGATCGTCGCGTCGGTCGGCATCCCGGTGACCGAGTCGGCGTCGTACACCGCGGTCCGGATCAAGTTCCCGATCCGGCGCGACGCCCGCGCCAACTTCCGCTGCGCGTCGGCTGGTGGTGGGCCGTGCAGGTGGTTCGCGAGGTCCACGGTGGTGGCGTAGATCCGCTGGCCGGTGGCGATGGGGTTCGTGGGCGACGCGATGATCGCGGACTGCTCGGCACCCGCGCCGACGCCGGTGACGACCCAGCGGACGTTCCAGATGCCGGGCAGGGTGATGGGGATGACTGCGGTCCAGGTCTTGAAGTCCCCGCTCGGGGTGGTCGTGGGGGTCGATGCCACCCCGAGCGGGGACGTGACCGTTGCCGCGGCGACCGTGGTCGCGTCGGCAGGGTCGACCGTGAGCGTGATGGTGGCGTAGTCGCCGACGTCGACGTTGGTCACGCGGCCCCCTTTACCTGCTGGTGGCGGACAGGCGAGCGACCGACGACGAGGCAGCGAGCACGCCGGGCACGACGGTGGCCCTCACGGGCAGGACGGTCCGCGCGGTGTCGGTCTCCACCGCTTGCCCCAGCGGCACGGAACGAGCCGGGGTGACGGCCTGGCCGGTGCTGGTCTCGGCCGCTTGGCCCAGCAGCACCGCCCGCGCCGCGGCGAAGGATGTCGCGGTGTCCGCTTCCTGAGCCTGGCCGAGCAGCACAGCGCGCGCGCCGGTGATCGCCTGCGCCGTGTCGGTCTCCAGTGCCTGGCCGAGGACCACCGCGCGCGCCGGGGCGACAGCGCCCGCGGTGGTGGTCTCGATGGCTTGGCCGAGGACGATCGTCTGACCGGCGAACGGGTCTACGTCGGTGACGACGACGTCGACCCAGTAGCAAGCGCCGGAGCCGGAGCCGTTGGCTGGGTAGGTGATGGACGCGCCGTAGCCGAAGCAGCCCTGCGTGTCGCCGCCGACGCTATTGCTCTTGTTCGGCGCGACGAGCGGCCCGTTGACGATGTCGCTCGCGCCGCCGCCGCTGGCCCAGTACGCGCCGGTCGCCGAGTAGCCGGACGGGAAGAAGCAGCTGGCCTTGTACTTGTTGGACGGGAGCAGAGGCACCGGAACGGCGACGTTCGCGCGCTGCCATCCGGTGCCACTGAGCGAGAACGCCGCGTCCGCTCCGGACACCGCCGTGCCGGACGTGCTGTTGGTGGCCTTCCACACCCGCCCGGCGACCGCGCCGGTGATGCCTGTGTCAGCACGCCAGAACCGGATGGCGAGCAGCCACACCGGGCTGGTCACGTAGAACTCGGTGCCCAGCGTCACCGGGCTGTCCGCGCTGGACGCGCCCGGCCCGCTGGTCGCTGGCCAGATCGAGTAGTCGGTCACCGAGACCCCCGATCAGGCCGCGCGGACCAGGCCTGCTGTGGCCACCTGGGCGGTGAGCGGGTTGCCGTCGGTCGTGGCGGTGAAGTCGTGGAACGTCAACGGGATCAGGTCCGCGTCGGTGCCGCCGGTGGTGTCCGGGTCGTAGCAGACGATCAGCTTCCCGAGGGTGTTGTTCGTCGCGCCGCCCGCGGTGCTCCACACCTGGTCGGGGATGTCGCCGTCCACCCGGTCGTTCGGGTCGTCCACGGTGATCGTGATCCCGGAGGTGATGGACTTCCGGGCGTAGCCGGTGAAGTCGGCCTCGTCCGATGCCCCCGCGAGCAGCGCGGTGAGGTCGTCGTAGTCGGCCAGCGCGCTGTCCGCGACGAGCCCCGTGCTCTTCAGCAGCACCACCACGAGCGCGTCGTTCGTGGCGGGCAGGCCGAGGTAGTAGCGCCAGAGGCCCTTGGAGATGTTGAAAACACCGTTGCCCATCGCCGCCTCCTACGCGTCGAGCACGGCGACCATGACCCCGACGGGGGTGGTGCCTGCGTAGTTGACGTGGACGGTGCTGTCGGCCTGCTTGTGCTCCAGCCCGAACGGGATCAGCCGGTACTCACCCGCGGGGATCGTCACCGCGGTGTCGGCGATGGTCAGCGCGCCGCGGCCGATCGTGCCGGGCGTCGGGATCGTCACCGTCAACGCCGCGTCGTCGCCGTTGAGCACGTAGACGAACCTGTGGGCCTTGTAGGTGAAGTAGTTCCCGTCGGTGACCTCAGCGGCGACGTCGATCGCTGCGGGGCTTGTCCCCGTCGTCGCCAGCTCCGTCGCCGTCAGTGCGGTCCGCGCCATCGGTGCCCTCGCTCGTGCTCGTGCCAGCCGCGCTGGCGTCGTCGGTGGCGCTGCCCGCGCCGGGGGTGTTCTCCGGGGTGCCGTCCACCTGGGGCGGCGGGTTGTCCTCGGGCGTCGTCGGCGGGGCCACCGGGTTGCCCTCGACTCGCCAGTCGCTGCCGCCTTCGAGCACCAGGCAGCCGATCCGGGTGTCCTCGTGGCTTCCGTCCAGCGGCGTGACGCGCTCGACGACCTTGCCGTCGACGACACGTTCGTAAGTCGTCACATCTGGTCCTTCCAGGGGCAGCGCGTAGGGCCCGACCGGGGAGTAGTCCGGCCGGGCCCTACGCGGTGAGCGGGATCAGCTGACGAGCGCCAGCGGGCACTTCGCCACGGCGGTCCGCGTGCCGGTGGTCGCCGGGGCGACGTCGCCGGTGGCGGAACCGAACGTGAACCCGAGCGGCAGCGACCCGGTGAACGCCGCGCCGGTGGCGGTGACGATCGGGGCGCAGCCGATGAGGGTCTGGACGGTGGATGCCGTGGTCGACGTGGCCACGATGTACCAGCCGTCCGTGGTGATCGTGTACGGCGAGGTCAGCGCGAGCTTCCTCGCGGTGTTCGCCGCCCACGCCGTCGCGCCCTGAGCGGCGGACTGCCGCAGCAGCGCGCCGGTCGAGTCGTACAGCGCGTGCCACCCGGCAGTGCCGGACGCGAGCGCGGTGTTGCCCGCCACGAACGACAGGCTCGTGACGACGTCTCCCGCGCGGAGGAACACCCAGGTGCCGATGGCGACACCGGTGCCGGTCGCGGCGAGGTCGGAGACGCACGCCCACACCGGAATGTTCGAGCGGACGAACGCGGACTGGGAGACGCCGGGCAGGTCGGCGTAGGCCTGGTCGAAGACCGGACTGTCCCGCACAACGCCGGGGTGACGGCCGAGGGTGGTCACTTCGCTACCTCCGTGTACTTCTCGGCGAGCTGGTCGCGGGTCAGGGCGTTGGCTTCGGCCTCGGTCAGGCCGCCGTCCTCGGGCTTCAGGGAGACGGCGTGCGCCACCCAGTCGGCCTTGGTCGCCGTCTTCGACGGGAGCTTCGGCTCCTTCGGCGGCGGCGCCTCGTCGACTGCGACCGGGCGCTCGGGGACGGTGACGTCCTCGATGCCGTAGCCGCGGCGCTTGAAGTACGCCAGCGCGGCCGCGCCAGCCGGGAGGTTGGTGGCGCCGTCGACGCGGTCGGCGTCGTGGTCCACCGACAGCAGCGCCACGCCCTTGCTGAACACGACGCCGTCGCCGACAACGCCGTTGAACGCGGGGTCGGGCGAGGTGATCCGGTAGTCGGTCATGGTCACGCCACCTTCACGTTGCGCAGGACGCCACAGGCCTTGGTGTTGCGCAGGATCATCGCGCCGGGGCCGATCTCCAGCTCGCCGGTCTTGACCGCGCCGGGGGTGTTCCACTCCGGCGGGTAGTAGGCGACGAGCGGCTTGCCCGCCATGGACGCGCCGTGGAACGCGTCCAGGCCGAACGACACCGCGTAGAGGTCGGTGAGGTTGGTGATGTTGCCGCCACCGCCGACGCCGTCCGGGTCGCGGGTCTCGATCGGGATGACCGGCGCCGACCCGAGGGCGTTGTCGCCGATGTCCTGGAGCACCCACTCGCCGTACCGCTCGACCCGGCGCTGCACGCCGCCGAAAGTCTCCAGCGTGGAGGTGTGCAGGTTCGCCCACCGCGCCAGCGCCTTGAGGCGGGTGATGGACTTGGTGTTGCCCAGGATGGCCTTCACACCGCCGGGCAGACCGGCGTCCGCGCTCATGTCGCCGCCGCCCACGATGGACGGGGTGATGGAGGACAGCCACTCCTCCAGGATGTCCAGCTGGAGGTTGGCCTTCTCCTGCGTGTCGATCGCGCCGGGCGCCCACGACGTGTACGCGGTGCCGCCGCTGTTGGGCGTGTACTCGGTGGCCTGACCGGTGAGCAGCTTGTCCAGGCCGTCGAACCCGGCGGTGTTCACCGCGGTGTCGCCGTTGACGATCTCGACCATGAGGCTGGTCGTCGCGCCCTTCATAAGCTGCTGCGTCTGGAACGTCTCCTCGTTCGTCGCAGCCGGGCCCAACCCGCGCAGGATGCGGTCCAGGGTGTACGCGCCACCGAACGGCTTCAGCGTCGTCGAGCGCTGCTCGCGGCTGGCCGACTGGGCGGTGTACTCCTGGTTGATCTGCCGGAACTGGCCCTGCCGCGCCGCGGTGAGCAGGGTGTAGCCGTAGGTGAGGCTGGCACCACCCGTGCCGGGCGTGACCGTGTCGTCCCAGATGATCTGGTCCCACAGCCACGAGTAGCGCCGCAGGTTGTCGATGACCGCGTGGTCGATGTCGTCGCGGGCGTTGATCTGCGCCTGCGCCAGGGTGATGGGCATGCTGCCTCTCTTCTATCGGTCAGGTCTTGTTGCGCGCTTCGAGCGCTGCGTGTAGCGAGGTGGGGCGGGGGCCGCCGCTGCCCTTGCCGCCGTTCATGTCGTCCGCGCTGCCCGACTTCTTCGTCTTCGGGGCCTCGCGGGCGTACCGAGTCGGGTTGTCCTTCACGCGCTGCTTGATCAGCTCCGCGAGGTCCTTCGCGTAGTCCTTGTCGGTGGCGTCAAGCTCACTGACGGCCTTGAGGAACTCGCGCGAGTCGGTCAGTGCGTTCGGGTCGGCGCCGTGCTTGTCGGCGGCCCGGTAGATCGCCAGCTCCTGCTGGGCGCTGGCCGCGGCGGTGGCGGCCTTATCGCGTTCTGCGGTGAGCTGGTCGGCGAGCTTCTTCGGGTCGACCTCGTCGCCCTTCTTCAGGCCGAGAGCAACCGCGATGCTGTCGAGCGTGTCCTGGCGCGCCTTCTCGGCTGCCGCGACCTTCCCGCGCTCGTCAGCGGCCTGCTTGCGCGACTCGCGGACGATCTTCTGGGCCCACGACGGGAGGTCCTTGACCTCCTTGGCTTCCGCCTTGGCCGCGTCCGTGTCCTTCTGGGTGCCCTTGTCCTGGCCGGAGTCCGTCCCGCCAGTGCCTTGGTCGCCCGTGGTGTCCGCGTCGTCGCCGGTGTCGTCCGCCGGGATGTCGCCGGTGTTGCCGTCGCCCTCCCCGTTGCCGCCGAGGACAGGCCACACGGGGCCACGGCGGCCGATGGCGAGCGCGCGGAGCCCGGTGGTGGGGTGAATGGGCAGGGTGGACGAGTCAGTCGTCCCGATCTTGGCGTGCATGTGCCCTCCTGGGGCGGCGAGGCCGGGTCAACCGGCCGGGGGTGTAGCGGTGAGTTCTGCCGCTCCGATAGCCAGGCGTGAACAGAGCAATCGGAGCGGTAGTCATAGGAGTGCTCGTGCTGGTCTCGGGCTGTGCCGGGATCAGCGACAAGGTCGACCGGCTGACGCCGGGAGGCAGTTCGGAGGTCTCGGCGGCAGCGCCGGTGTCGTCGGCAGCGCCTGCCGCGGCGGCGGCCGTGTCCGCACAGCAGGTGGTGGACGCGTTCGCCGCGGCCGGGTTACCGGCGCCGTCGCCGCGGGACAACAGCAAGAACTGCCCGACGCTGGGGTGCCGAGAGATGGTCACCACGGACGCGGTGACTGTGCTGACGTTCGACGACACGGCCGCCGCGGCGAAGTACACGGCGAACGGTGAGACCCACCAGCGCGGCATGGTCGTGCTGTCCTACACGGCGGCAAGGACCCCAGCCGAGGACCGGCCGAGGTATGAGCAGGAGTTGGCGAAGCTGGTCGGCTAGCTACGCCGAAGCCCCTGGCTGGCGTGCCACCCGACGCTCCGAGTTCGTCGGGTGGCACGCCAGCCGCCCGGCCCTGGCCTGGGCCTAGAACCCCATCGCCTCCTTGGCACGGCGAAGCAGCTCGTTCTTGATTTTCCTGTGGGTGCGTCCGACCTTGTCGGACTTGCCCAATTCAGCAGCCCGCCTCGCGAACTCCCTGTCGGCTGCGTGCAACTCGTTGACGGTGAGGTCGGCGGGTTTGGAGCGGCCCATGGCGAGCGCGTCGGCGAGCCGCTCTGGCTGCACAGGCTTCGGAGCCTGAGGCTTCGGCGCGACCGCGGCAGGCTTCTTCGCCGCTGGGGGCTTGGGTGCTGGCGGCTTGACCGGGGCCGCGGGCTTCGCGGCGGTCGCAGGCTTCGGCTTGGCCGGTGCTGGCTTGGACGCTGCCTTCGGTGCGGCCGCGGGCTTCGACTTGGGCGCGGCCTCCAGCGGGCCACGTACGCCCGCGTCGGAGGTGCCCTTGGTGGGCAGGTTGCCCGCGCCGATCTGCTCCCGGTACTTCAGGCGCTTCAGCGACGGGTTCTCGTCGAGGTGCTGTAGGAGCCGCTTGTTCGCCGCCTTGATCGCGACGCGGGCCTCGGCTGCCTGCTCCGGGCCGAGGGCAGCGGCCTCGTCCATCTTCGCGGCCCGGATGTTGCGCTCCAGCAGGCGCTGCTTCTGCCGGGCCTTGTCGCCGTCGGGGTCCTCGGTGTTCGTGATCGGCTTGGTGACACCCGGCAGGTACGCCGACAGGGAGTGGCGGCAGTTCGGGTGCATGAACCCGTCAGCCACAGCCTCGTCGACAGTGCCCGCGATCTCGACCTCGATCATCAGGTCATCGATGGTCGAGTGCTCGACCTCCACCGTGCGCCGGCCATGCGGCCCGCGGCGAGCGAGAACCTTCCCCTCCCACGGGCGGCACCGCTTGCACTCCTGCGGAGCGTTGCTGACGATCACCAAGTCGATGTCGAGGCCTTCGAGCCGGTCGAGGTGCCCTTCCACCGCAGCCTGCGCCGTACCGGTCCGGGTGGCCATCTCCACGTACGAGGAGAGCTGCCACTGGCGGCCCGACTTGTCCTCGAACCCCGTGATGCCCTCGGCGGCGAACTTCTTCATCGCCCGCTGCGCCGCCTCGCGCCGCGTCTCGGTCCCTTGCAGGGTGCCTGAGGCGACGGTGCTGGAGATGACCTGCCGGTACGTGTCGACGGTCTCGCGGACGATCTTCAGGTGCGTGCCGCCGAGCCGTGTGACCAGAGCGGTCACGAGTCGCTGTACCGCGGCTGACCCGGTCAGCTCGCCCCGGATGGCCGCAGCCGCGCCGGGGCGAGCGCCGCTGAGCTTCGCCACCTCAGAGAGGGCGTTCTCGCCGCCGCGCTGGTACGCCGTCGCGACCGCTTCGGCCACCTTGCCGGTCGTGTCGGCGGCCAGGCGCGCGGTGATCCGCTCGGCGATGCGCCGCATCTCCCCGACCCTGGCGAGCCGCTGCTCTGCCCAGTCCGGAGAGCCCAGCCCGGTGCCGACCTGCTTCGCGATCTGCTTCGTCAGCACCAGCTCAGCCTCGGCGTACAGGGCTGTGACGGTGTCCGCGAGTTCGGAGCCGAGGGTGCGATCGACCGGCATGGGGTTTACCCCCCGACGTCCACCTGGCCCTGCACCTCATCGGTTTGGTCGAGCACGGCGCGGGCGGCGTTCCAGACAGCCACGACGGGCTTGCCCATCAGCTGTGTCCAGCGCTCACGCTTGGCCTGCTCCAGGGTGGCAAGGAACCACAGGGAAAGCGGTTCGCGGAGGGCTCCGGGCTGGACAACGTCGAGGTGGTCCTCGGCGTCGCGGAGGGTGTCGATCAAATCCGGGACGGTGACGTCCCTGAGGCTGTGGTCCATGCCGGTCACGGTGGCGGCTCCTCGCCAGGTGGGGTGTCGCCTGGGGGCTGCGGGCCCTTGACGTTGATCGGTGGCCCGCCGGTGAACGACCCTGGGTCCTCCAGCGGGGGGCCCTTGATCGCCTCGACCTCTTCGTCGACCTGCTTGTCCTCCCAGTCCGGGTGCAGCATCCGGACCTTCGTCTCGGTCGACACGGAACCGGCGGCGTCAAGCAGTTGGATGGTGCGGGCCTGCTGCTCCGGGTCGGTGGCCACGCCGTCCGGCCACTCGATCTGTGGACGCTCCGGGGTGACCTTGCCCTTGAGCACGGGCCCGGCGTACACCGCGAGCAGGGTTTCCAGCAGGTCGGCCAGCACCGGGTTCCAGTACAGGAGCTTGTGCGACCGGGTCAGGAAGCTGTCGCGCTCCTTGGCGGTGACCTCGGTGGCCGTGATGGCGACATCGCCACTCATGCCGAACGTCTGGGCGCTGTACCCCGCCGAGCGGAGGATGACCTTGGTCAGCTCCTCAGCCGTGCGGGCGTGCTCCTCGACGCGGATCGCGAACTGGTTGAGCGTGATCGGCGCGTTGTTGCCAGCCTGCGGCAGCATGTTCAGCGACGCGTAGATCTCCTGGTCAGCGTCGAAGTACGCGCCCTGGCCCGGCCCGGTGGTGCGCAGGTAGGACTCGGCGACGAACACACGGCCCTTCGCGAGCCGGATGTCCCGCATCCAACTGGTCCACGTCTCGTCGAGCTTATCGAGCGCTCCCTCGGCGCCGGAGATGTCCGCGCGGCCGAGCTCGGCGGCGGCAGGGTTGGTGCGCCACAGCCGGTTGGGTCGGATGTTCGGGACGTACCAGGCGGTGGCCTTGTCGACGCCGGTGAGGATCTCGTCGCCGTCGGTGAGCTGGTCGACTAGGTCTGCGGTGGCTTCCTGCTCGGTGAGCGGGATCTTCCGACCGAGGTGGTCGTGCGTGCCCTCGTAGAGGCCGTGCAGGATCCGTCCGGCCTCGTGCCGCTCCAGGTGCCGCCACACCTGGCTGTCGGTCTGGTCGACGATCCGCCAGAACGTGACCGCCTTGAGCCTGCCACCGCGCCACTCCGGCACTGCGGCGTCGGCGTGGACGACCTGCGGCCACGGCAGCGGGCTGATCTCTGTGTCCCACACCAGCCGCAGGTACACCCCGCCGAGCCCGGCGCACGCGTCAGCGGCTTCGAGCAGGCGGGCGTGCAGCGCCTGCTCGACGACGTCGTCCAGCACCTTCTGTGTGGCGGCGTCCTCGACCTTGAACGTCGGAGGCTCGGCGAACAGGAGCTTCGCGCTCTTGGCGGCGATGTCCGAGGCCAGCGGGATGTGGAGCTTGGTCCGCGGCTCACCGGCCAGGGTCGGCGCGCCCCAGAACCACCTAGCCACCCGGCCCTTCACGCCGCCGCTGAACTGCGCGGGCCGGTTGCGGAGCCTGGCGCGGCTGACCGAGTCGAACCCGCCGCTGGAGCCGTCGCCGTAGACCTCAGCGAGCTTGTCCGGGCCCCCGGAGTACCAGGCGTCCCACACGTCGACCGTGCTGAACACCTCGTCCAGGGCCTTCGGCGGCCACTGGGTATCGCCTCCGGTGGGGAGCGGCACAACTACTCCCTTCGCGGCTCACGGAACTCCACCTTGGGGGTGGGCTCGGTGACGGTGATCTTGACGAGGGCTTCGATCGGCACGCCGAGGTGGTCGAGCGCGTTCAGCACGTCGTCCGTGACCGTGTCGGCGGCGTAGGCGCCGTCGCAGTGCTCGACGAGGTACTGCCGGACCAGCTCGGCCAGCTCGTCGCGGGTGGCGAACCGCTGGCGCTTAGGCAATGTCGCCTCGCGAGACTCGCAGCACGCCGGTCGGGATGACCGTGACCCGCTCGACGCGCACCTTGTCGCCCTCGGCCTTGGTCTCGGGCTTCATCAGCTCCCGCACCGTGACCTCGTGCAGGCCCAACTCGACCACGCACACGTCGGTGTGCGGGATGCCGAGGACGTCGAGTGCTTCGAGCACCTTGCGGCGGGTGATCCGCGCGGGCAGCGGGGCCATCAGCTGGCTTTCCCGACCGTGCTCGGGTGCGTCGCGAGCACTACGGCGAGCTGCGTCCAGCCGTCAGCGACGCATCGGAGCGCGTGCGCCCGAGCGGGCCCGTTGCCGCGGTCGATGTCCGTTTCGGCCTTGGCCAGCACCTCTGCTGCCTTCGCGGCTGCTTCCTGCGGGGTCACGCTGCCTCCTTGAGTTGGCCATGCCAGATGGCTTCGGTGGTGTGGACCGCGTACCGGCCCGCGTCGAGCGAGTGGTCGCCGACCTTGATCGGCGCGTCTTCGCCTCGAAGTGCCTTCTTCGGGTCCCACGAGTAGCCGGGGATCTCCTCGATCCACCCCTTGCACGAGTCGTGCACCCGAAGCCGGTCGGTCGCGAGCAGGGACGACAGCTGCCGGATGCCGTCGATCACGGAGTTGTTCGCGAGGGTCGGGGTGACCCGGCCGTCGCGGTAGAGCTGCTGCACGAACGACGCCGCGCTGGGGTCGACCGCTGTCCACTCGGGGAACACCTGGAGCTTGTCCAGCCACAGGGTCAGCTCCCGCGAGTACTCCGCGTCCGTCAACGACCGCCGCTGAGCCTTCGAGTCGTACCGGTACTCGTTGGTCAGGTACAGCCGCTGGTCAGCGCCCAACCCGAGCAGTAGCCCGGCGAACGGGTTGACCGTGCCGTAGTCGATGCCGAGCGCGATGTGCCTGCTGATCGCGGGCATCTGGGCTGTGGTGACCACGTGCTTGTCGGGGTCCCACATGTCGTAGACAACGCCCTCGGCCAGGCACCACTCGCCGAGCACGTACCGCCGGTAGAACAGGCCGACGTATTCCCGCTTCAGCTCCTCGACGTACGCCGCGGGCAGGGTGGGGTTGTCGGCGAGCTGGAACGCGAAGGTGTGCAGGTCCAGCGCCGTCGGGTCGTCGGAGCGGACGATCTGGCCGTCGCGGGTGATGCGGAGCTTCGCGCGGTCGACGTACTTCTTCTTCACCCAGTGGCCAGGGCCCTCGGGGTTCGTTGTCGCGAACCACTGCGCGCCCGGCACGGAGAGGCGGGTGGTGAGCATCGAGAAGAACGACTCGGGGTAGGTGGTGAGCTCGTCGCAGTACGCCCCGGACAGCGTCAGGCCCTTGATCTTGTCGCTGGACCGCTCGTCGTTCGCGCCAACCACGTAGATCGTCCGGCCGAACAACTCCAGCTCGCCGACGCCGACCTTGAACCGGCACCGCTTCACCCCGACCATGGCCTGGATCGGGTCGATGATGTTCCGCTTCAGCGTCCGCTCGGTCTTCCCGACCATCAGCAGCGCGCCTGGCGGCCCGTTCCGCACGTACTTCAGCCACCGCACGATCGACGACACGGTCTTCGACGACCGGACCGCGCCCTCCCACAAGTTCCCGCGCGCTGTGGCCTGCCGGACCGACTCGCGGGCCTTCCCTCCGAGCGGCTGCGTCGGCATCGCACCCTCCCCGGTCAGTCGCCGGTGAGGTGATCCAGCCAGGCATCGACGTCGGACAGGCCGTGGGTGTCGGAGTCGTGGGCGTCGAGCACGAGGTGCTTGTCGACGAAGATCGCGAACGCCGTGGCGTAGTCCCTGGCGTCGCGGGCACTCTCCGACTTGAGCGCCCGCTGCCGCAGGATGTCAGCGTCGGTCAGGCTTCGGGCCGCCAGCTGCGCCCTGATCGCCTTGCTGTCCTCTGTGAGCGCCTCGCGCGCCTTTTTGGTCTGTGCACGTTCAAACGCACCGTGCACATGCTCGTCACCTGCGATTTTGCTGACGAGGCTGGCGCTGACCCCGTGGTCCTTCGCGATCTGGCGGGCTGACTTCGAGCCTGCCTGGATGTCGGCGATGATCGCGGCGCGTCGGCCGTCGTCGATACGTGGGGGCATGAGCGTTCCCCCCGGTACCTCCGGGTGCGGCGTTTCCGCAGGTGGCATCCCAAGATGGGCCCGGCAGGGGTCTGCTTCCCCTGCGTTTCCCCTGCCGGGCACGTCCCCGGTTACCGCCAGGCTCCGGGAACGAGTGAAGCCCCCGGACCCAGTGGGTCTCCGGGGGCTTCAGCTACGAGGCTTTGAGGTCGTCGCACACGGGTGGTGCTGCGCGGGATTCTGACACCTCGCTTCGAGCTTGGTCAACACGGCGCGCCCGCTGGCCCCGCGCGGGCCGCTTGGTCACGTACTCCACGATGCTCGCCACGTCGAAGCCGCCACGGGCCCGGTCGTAGACGATGTGCTGTCGGCGCACCCACTGGTAGAGGGTCGCGGCCTTGATGCGCAGGCGGACGTCCCCTGTGCGGGTCGCCTCCTGGTGGAGCAGCAGCACGGCGAGGTCGGCCGAGAGGTAGGGGCTCACAGCCACCACCCGCGCTGGCCCGTGTACTTCTCCGGCAGGGCGAGCGCCCCGTTGCGGTACTCCCAGTCCGACTGAATGCTGTCCAGCGCAGACCACGCGACCACCCAACGCTCCAGGTCCACGCCGGGATGGGTTCGCCGCCAGTGCTGGATGGGCGTTTCGCCACTGGACTCCGACCAGCGCGGCGCGAGGGTCATCACGGCTTCCACTCCTCGCGGTAGCCGGGGTTGTGCTGGTAGGCCAAGCCGACAGCGCGGACTGCGGCATAGCCGACATACACGGTTTCAGCCAGTCTCAGGACCATCTCGTGCGCCTCGCACTGGGCCAGCACGGTCTTCCAGTAGTCGCAGTCGCACTCCGGGAGGTTGTCGGCCGTGATGCCGCAGCGTGACCCGTGGGGGCGGTTCCACTCGTCGGTGCGAGCGCTGGCCTCGGCAGCAGCGATCTGGGCGCGCAGCCACACCACTAGGTCGTCCATGGGAGCAGTCCCTCCGGGTTGATCACGTACGCCGTGCCCGGCGCGGCGAACTGGCTGTCGACCTGCACGCGCATCGGGGCGTCCCACGGGATCGATGCGCGGACGCGTTGCTCGTCCTCGGCGGAGCACACCACGATCGGGAGCCGGTCTAGCAGCCGGTCCACCTCCCTGAGCATCTCGACCGGGTCGATGGGTGCAGGGGGCAGGCTGGACGGCAGCTCCAGCGTCGTGTCCGCGACCCACTTCGCCGCCATGTCCTCGATCAGCTGCTGCGCGACGGCGTCATCCACGGGGGTCCTCGCCAGCTTCTCGCCGCCGCTGGAGGTCATCGGCGATCGTCTCGGCGGGCACCGTGTCGCCTGCTCGGGCCTGCGCCAGCCCCTCTTCGAGGTCTGCCGCGAGCTCGCCGTTCGCCAGACAGTTCGGGCAGTCGACTTGCTTCCCCTCGGTCTCCAGCACGAAGCGGTGCGCACGATGTCCACACCCGGTCAGGAGTTGGACCATCGGGCCGGGGTTGTCGGCGTAGGCGAGGCGGTGGGTCAAGTCGGACCAGTGAGGTCGGCCGACCGTCTGCGCGCACTTGTTCGTGCCTGCGGGCGCGGTGACGAGCTTGCCGTCCCAGGTGAGTCGAACGATCTGGTCATCCACGGGGCACCGCCTCGGGGTAGCCAGGGAGGCGCTTGCCGTAGGGGTTCGGTGCGTGCACTCGGACCTCCACGCTGTTCTGCCGCACCACGACCACGGCGTCGTCGGGGATGAGGCGCGAGCCGACCGGCAGCTGAGCAGTGGCGTCCGCAACCAGCTGCCGTGCGATGTCGGCCAACGGCGTGTTGATCCAACTCCGGTCGCTCACGCTGTCCTCCCGAGGAGTTGGAAGCCGCCCACGGTGTGCCCGCAGGCCCCGCACCGTGCGCCGGTGGGGATCGGCCGGAGTCGTCCGGGGCAGTCCGGGCAGTCGCCGACCGCGCGGGGCCGGTGCTCCCCCGACAGCCCGGCGAGCAGTTGGTAGACCAAGCCGACGGTCCAGCACATCCGCCCAGCCCACTCCTGCGCGAGGGCCCAGCGGGTCAGCTGCGAGCGTCCGAGGATCTGGCACGACTCGGCGACGCTGAACCCCCCGATGCTGCGTAGCTGGCCCGTCGCGTCGAGCAGGGCCTGTGCCGCGATCTCCCCGAGCGCCCGTGGCGGGTTGAGGAGATCGCCGGGCTCGGCCCACGAGGTGCGGGGGTCGAGCATGGCGAACACGGTGAGGTTGATCGGCGCGGACAGCGCGATCCCTGGGGCCGCGCGGCCGCCGCCGCTCTTGACGGGGATCAGGGCGTCGTCGTCGAGGAACGGGGCCCACAGGTCAGGGATCAGGGTGCAGTGGCCGAGGAACTGGTCGGTGTGGGGCTGGCAGACGCGGGTGCCGTCAGCGGCCGGGCGGGGTGTGGGTCGGGGTGCGCAGTCCGGGTGCGTGCACAGAAGGCTCATCTGGCACGCCCTGGAACGAGCGAGCGCGGGGCACAACGCTGCCGGACCGGACCGGTGCCACGACGCTGACGCAGCCACAGCGCGCGGGCTCTCGGGTCGGTCGGCGGCACCTCGGGGAGGCCTTCGACGTTGCGTAGCGCCTCGGTCCAGGCGCGGGCGGCGACGGTCACCTCTTCGGCGATGAGGGCCCAGGTCGCGTGGATGAGCGGCGCGAGGTCGACCAGTTGCCCGAGCCTGTTCGCGACCTCGATGCGGGAGGAGCCCGGCGGTATGGCCATCGCCTCGGCCTGGTCGTTGGGGACTAAGACCAGCGTGCGGTCGACGGAAACGGGCTCGATCATGGGGACCTCACAAGCGGCGGCGGCGTGGCGGTGGTGTATCGCGTTCCACAGTAGGTGGCGATACACGGAACTGTCTCGTGTGGACCGGCAAGCCGCGGTGACGACATAGCGCTGCCCCCGCAGGGGAGCGCGGGGGCAGCTTGAGGACGGAGCGTCGGGGGGAGTTCCGCTCCACGAGGGACAGTAGCCGGCTAGGGCAGCAGCCGGGACATCAGTCGTTCTCCTCGCTTGGTGCTACGGGTGATTCCACAGCTGGGTCCGGCGGCCACCCTGCCGACTCGTCGCGTGCCAGCACGATCACCGTCTCGAACCGGGCACCGTCCATGCGGGTGTCGTTCACCTCGACCGGCCGCCCGTCCTCCAGCGCGGTCGTCCGCGCGATCCGGACCAGTGCCGCCCCAGCCGGGACGTTCAGTCGCTTCGCCTCGGCGGCCGTCGCGGACACCGCCCCCTGCGCCTCCACCGGATCCGCCAACGGCCGCCCGAAGTGCTCCTCGATCCGGTCGTAGATCCCACCTGGCCCAGTGATCGGCTCGCCGATGATCGGGAGCACTGCGTGGAGCCAGCCGGGCAGGTAGCTGGTTGCGATTTGCAGAGGCGTCGGCCGGGTCCGTTTCGTGCCCGGCCTGCCGAGCACCCGATCCCGCACCACCACCGGCGACCCTGGCGGCACTTGCAGGCGGAGTGCGATGTCCGGGGACGCGGGCAGTACCTCGACGGTGGGCTTCCCGACTAGCCGCAGGTCTTGGCCCTCGGGGTCGAAGTAGTAGCCGAGCCGGTCCCGGAACATCGCCCGGTGCCGGGCGATGCGGATCAGCGCGGGGCCGAGCACGACCGTGCCGCGGCCGTGCGACCCGCGGACCAGGCCCTCGGCGGCCAGTGTGCGGTAGGCGGTCCGGACGACGGACTCGCCGACACGCCAGAGGTCTTGGGCGGCTTTGACGGTGGGCAGGCGGTCCCCTGGAGCGAGCTCACCAGTGGTGATCTGCTCCCGCAGGTGTGCGGTGAGGTCGTCGGCCGGTTGGGTCATCGCCATCCTTCGGGTCAACTCGTGGCACCATACTTGCAGGCGCACAGCTAAGTCTGCAATCCTAGCCCGGGCACACACCGCAACCCGTCAACCACGCAGGAGCACCCGTGACCAGCACCAAGACCGCCGCAGACCTCAACGCAGGGGACAGCATCATCAACCCCGACGGCGGCAACACCGCCCACGTCCTGCTCGTCGGCGACTCCCCCTACCTGGATGGCGACCTCCTCGTCATCACCACCGGCGGCGACTACACCGCCACCCCGGACCACCCCGTCACCGTCCTGGACTGACCTTCAGGACACCCGCACAGAACCGGAGAACACCGTGAGCGCCGACAAGCAACCCGACCCCGTGGCCGTGGCCGTGGCCAATCTCTCCCGGCGCATCCAGCGCCTCAACGACCTGGTCCTCGACGCCTTCAAGGAGGACCCCGCCCTGATGATCGCCGTCGCCAAGACGCTGGGACCGAAGGAATGAACACCACCCACACCAGTCGCCCCCTCGGCCACGTCAGCGCCTACCTCAAGAGCCTCGCCGACCAGCCCCCGACCAACCCGGAAGAGAACCAGGCAGCCGCGGTCACCCTGGCCCGCCACGCCGCCATCGAAGCCCAAGGCCTCTACGCAAACGAGTCGCGGATCCAGGCCCGCGTGTCGATCCTGACCGAGCTCGCCGGGACGTACCGCGGCCTCGCCGAGACGGGTCTGCTGCTCGCCGCCGCGGACGCCTCCACCCTCTAGCCCCCGGTCGGGGCGGGCGCCGTCCGCCAAGAAGACCCCGCCCCGACCGGGCCCTCACCAAGTCGTCTCCAACTGGAAGGTCCCGCCATGCTCCCGGGCGTGCTCACCTCAGGCAAACAGCAGCAACTCCAACTGCAACGCGAACGCGCAGCCCACCACGAGGCCGGGCACGCCCTCGCCGCGTTCGCACGAGAGCTGCCCGTCGTCAGCGCCAGCATCACCACCGTCCGCTCCGGCTTCTTCTTCACCTCGTGGTCCGTCGAAGGGTTCGTCGACGCCAAGGACTACGACGACACCGACGACCAGCTCATCGCCGCGGCCGGGATCGACGCCGAAGCGCTGTGGACCGCCGCGGTCTGCGGGGGCAGCTTCAAGTCCCGACGCCGGGCCGCCGTGTACGACAACCCCTCCGACGCGGGCAAGGTCCGCGACCTGGTCCGTCTCACCGCGTTGACCGTCGACGCGGCCTACGCCTGGAGCTACGACCTGCTCGTCGAGCAGTGGGGTGCGGTCGAGGCGATGGCCGCAGCTCTGCTGGAGGACGGCTTCGTGTCTGGCCGCGACCTCGCCCGCCTCCTCTGACCCACCACTGGGAGACCTTCACCATGTTCGGATCCAAGCCCACCCCCGCTGACGGGCGAGCCCGACGCTGGCCGCTCATCGCCATCGCCGCGCCCGCGTTCGTCGCGACCTGGTCCGGGTGGGTCGGCCTCGGCGAGAAGGCCGGGTTCGGCCCCGTCAAGCTCCTGCCCGGCATCGCCGACGAGTTCGTCATCAACTCCGCGATCACCCTCCCGCTCGGGATCGAGGCCTACGCGGCCTACGCGCTCGGGGTGTGGCTGTCGTCCCGGCCGATGTCGGACCGCACCCGCACGTTCGCGATGGTCTCCGGGATCACCGCCCTCGTGCTCGGCGCGCTGGGCCAGGTGGCGTACCACCTCTTGGAGACGTTCGGGCAGCGCGTGGCGCCGTGGCAGATCGTGGTCGGGGTGGCGTGCCTGCCGATCGCGATCGTCGGGATGACCGCGGCCTTGCTGCACATGCTCCGCGCGGACGATGAGCCGGTCCGGGAGGCTCCCGCCGTCCCGGAGCAGGAGGAGGTGCTCCCGCCCGCCGTGGAGCAGCAGGCTCCCGCTTCGACCGTGATGGCCCGCGTCCCGGCTCCCGGCAAGCAGGAGGCTCCCGAAGCTCCCGCCGTCGTGCTCCCGCCGGGAGCTCCCGTGGTGCTCCCGCCCGCCGAGCGGGAGCCCGACCGGGAGGCTGCCGCAGAGCCGGGAGCCTCCCTGGGGCGGGAGCACCAGGTGCTCCCGATGAGGGCCTCCCGCTCCGACGAGGACATCCGGGAGTTCATCGCTTCCTGGGAGCAGGAGCACCGGGAGCTCCCGACCGCCGACCGCGTGAAGAAGGCTCTCGGGATCGGGGCGTCCCGGGCGAAGAAGTTCGTCGAGGCCGCCGAGCAGGAGCACCGGGAGCAGACCGGATGAGCACCCCGACCCCGCCGCCGCGGCCCCCGCTCACCCTGAGCCCTCGGCCCGCACCGACCTCGCCAGCCGCTGCACCCGCGTCGCCGGTCGACGAGCCGGAGGGTCTGCCGACGTTCGGCACCACCGGTGTCCCGCTGGCCACCGCGCTGCTCCGGCTCGGCGTGCCGCTGCTTGTGGTTGCCGCGGTGGTGGTGTCGTCGCTGGCCAGCCCTTCCCTCGGCTTGATCCTCGGCGGCTTGGTGCTGCTGGCCGGGCTGGGGGCGCTGGGCTGGCAGCTGGCCCGCGGCCGTGGCGGGCGTCGGGCGGGCGCGGGTCGGCTCGGCCGCGCGCTGGGCGGGACCCGCCTCGGCCGTGCGCTGCGGTCGGCGGGAGGCCGCGGGAGGTCCGGGCTGGCGCGCGCCCGCAACGGGAGGTTCGCCTCCCGGCTTCGCAGCCTCACGGGCGGGAGGTTCCCGGCCAAGGCGGGAGCTCCCGGCGGGAGGCGCACGGCGGGAGGGCTCCCGGGAGCCTCCCGGCGGGGTGGCCTCCTGGGCAAGGCGCGCGGCCTCCTGTCCTCCCGGTCCGGTGCCCGGTCGGGAGGCTCCCGGTCGGGCGGGAGGTCGTCGGGCGGGAGCCTCGGAAGGTTCCTCCCGCGTGGCGTCTCGGGAGCCCGGTCGGCTCACGGCTCCACCGGGAGGTCGGGCGGGAGGTCCGGCGGGAGGGCTCCCGGCAAGGGGCCGGGCAAGGGTGGGAGCAAGGGTGGCACGGGAGGCGGGAGCACCTCGTCCCGCGGGCGCGGCAGGAGCCTGCTGAACCGGGTGTCGGGCGGGAGGCTCGGGAGCCCCGGCACGGGAGGCGGGAGGCCGTCGGGCGGGAGGGGCAAGGGCTCGCCGGGAGGCTCCCGCGGCGGCGGCAAGTCCGGAGGCAACGGCGGCGGCAAGGGCAAGGGCGGGAGCAAGGGAGGGTCGGGAGGCGGCAGCAAGGGCCACGGCTCGTCGTCGGACTCGTCCGGCGCGTGGCGCTTGGTCGGCCGCGGAGCCCGCAGCGCGTACTCCGGGTTCGCCACGTTCGTCGGCAACCAGGTCCGCGCCGTCGACGGGCACGCCGTGGCCGACGCGCTCCGGACCCCGTTCAAGCCCGGCCCGCCGAAGAAGTTCACCACGGGCATCGACGAGGGCGAGACCGACCCGATGCCCGACTGGTGGCCCGGCCAGACCGCCGACGACTACGTGTGGCCCGGCCAGTCCACGGTCGACGACTACGCCTGGCCCAGAGACCACGACAAGGGCAAGCCCTCACCTCCACCTCACCCCTCACCTCATGCCTCACCTCACCCCCCTGAACAGCACGAACACCACGAATCGCACGTCATCACCACGACCAGGAGAGACCCCATGACCGTCGCCGTCACCGACTTCGCGAACCACTTCGAGAACCTCACCGAGGAGTCCACGGCGGCCGAGCGCAAGAACGCGCTCAACGAGGCCGCCAGCGACGCCTCCGCCCGCCACCTCGCCCTCGTCCAGGAGGCGGAGCGGCTGCGCGCCGACGCCCGCGCCGCGGCGAAGTTCCCCGACCGGGTCACCGAGCTCAACGCGAAGGCCGCCGCGCTGGAGGGCGACGCCGAGAAGAACCGGCTCCTGTCGGCGCACTTCACCAGCCGCTCCGCCGAGCAAGCCGACTGACCACCCACCCGTCCACCTCGGGGGCCCGTGCTGCGGTACGGGCCCCCGACCTGTCTGAGCAGGGAGTATCCGATGAACCAGCGACGTGACGACGACGAGCCGAAGGTCTCCACGAAGACCGTCTGCGTGCTGGCGGGGATGCTCGCCACCGGCGCGGTCGCGGTGCTGCCCGCCGTGCTGGGCGCGCCGACGTGGGCCGCCGTGCTGGTCGTGCTGGTCGCGGCGGTCGGGGTCACTGTGTGGGCGCGCGCGGTGTTCCTCGGCGGCATGGTGTTCGAGGCGATCGGCTACAGCTCCCGGCTGAACATGGCGCGCGCCACCACCGCCGCGGCCACCGCCCACGCCCTGTGGGCGCTGATCGCCCCGCACGGCCTGTGGACCTGGCAGTGGACTGCTGGGCTGCTGGTCGGGCTCGGGGCGCTGGAGTGGGTGCTCGCCGCGTGGTGGGACTACCAGGTCACCCACGTGAAGCCCCGCGCCCAGGTCGCCGTACCCGAGCGGCATGTGGCCTCCGTCGTGGACGCCGAGGTCCCGCCGACCGCGGCCGGACTGATGACCGAAGTGCTGCGCCAGATCGGCAAGGACCACTACGACCAGGTCGCCGACGGCGCGCTCGGCTACGGCGGCTGGTGGGAGTTGCAGATGCTCACCCCGTTGCAGGCCGCCGAGCGCGCCGCGAAAGCCGAGCACGCCGCCGACCCGTCCAAGCCGTTCCCGAAGCTCAAGGTGAAGGACCTCACCCCGCTGACCAGCGCAGACTGTGAGGTCATCGCGACCACGATCCAGTCGCTGACCGGGGTGGAGATGATGACCGACTGGGTGCAGGTCACCTCCAAGCGCGCCGCCGGGCGGGTCGTGGTCACCGTGACCACCGAGGACGTCATGGCCAAGGCCAAGCCCTACACCGCGCTCGACGCCACCCCGCGCGACCCGGACAAGATGACCATCGGCCTGGACATCCGCGCCCAGGACGTGCAGGTCAACCCCCGCCAGCACTGGGTCATCGTCGGTCCCACCGGCTCGGGCAAGTCCGGGCTGGAGAACGTCGTCGTCGCTGAAGGCCAAGCGCGTGGCGAGGTGTGGTTCTGCGGCGCGGAGAAGGTGTGGGCAACGCTGGAGGACCACCTCGACCAGTTCGTCGGCGAGGACATCGACCTGCCGATCTGGGCGGTGCAGGGCATGGACGACACCCTGAAGATGATGGCCGCCGCGATGAGCGTCGCCCGCTACCGGCAGGGACTTTCCGCAGCTCAAAAGGGTGACCTCACCCCCTTGTGGATCGTGATGACCGAGTCCCCGCGGGTGCTCATGGACACGACGAGGCAGATCACCTGGGAGGGCCGCAAGTACACCGCGTCCGAGCTGACCGGGCACGGCGCCCGCTCGACGCTGTCGGCGCAGGTGTACTGGGTGTGGTCGGCGCAGGACTACGACCACGAGATGTTCGGCAAAGAGGCCGCCAGCATCAAGAACAACGTGGGCGTCACCGTGCTGTGCCGGTCCTCCAGCGGCGACGAACGGCGGCGAGCGTTCGGCGACCGCTTCTACGGGCTGCCCAACCTGTACAACCCCGGCGAGGCCTACGTGCAGGATCACCGGGACCCGGTGCACGCGAAGCTGTTCTACCCGCAGGAGTCCGACCCGGCGAAGCCGCGCCTGCACGACGGGCCCACGGTCCGGGAGATCGCGCGGGTTCGTGCTGGTCAGCGCCGCCCGCTGGATACCGGGTCGGCGCGCGCGGCGGGCGCGTTCTACGCGGACCGCCCGCAGCGGATGACCGCGGCGCACCGCGACTACCTGCGCGGTGTCGGTCAGCCCGCACCGGTGGTGCGGGACGAGGCGGCGGAGGTCGCGGCCGAGGCGGACGCGTTCCTGGCGCAGGTGATGCCTCAGCCCAAGGCGCTCCCGGCCGCGCCGCCGGTGACCGAGCTGCCCGCGCCTGTCGTCGAGGCGGTGGTACCGGACCTGACGTGGGGCGACCGCATCGTCCAGCTCGTGACCGACGCCGGTGGGCGGATGCGCCGCAAGGACATCCGCGCCGGGCTGACGGCCTCGGGCGCCGAGCCGACCGAGGGCGTGCTGAACAACGTGCTCGCGGACCTCAAGCTGTCCGGGAGGTTGGCGAACCCGACGATCGGGGTGTACGAGCTGCCTCACCTCACGGACCTCACCTCACCCACCCCCTCCCCCGTATCTGCTGGTGGGGGACAGGGTGGCGGGGTGAGGTGAGGGGTGAGGTGAGGTTGACGACCCGCCGGCGGTGGAGGGACCCTCGCGGGTATGGACTTAGACCTGCGCCCGTTCCCGGACCTGGACACGTCGCTGCTGACGATGGCGGCGTGGGGTCTCGCGTTGCTGTTGCTGGTCGGCACGTTGGCCACGACCCGGCACCTGCGCTTCGCCGAGGCCGTGGCGCGGTTCAAGTACTGGTTGGTCGCGTTGGGGTTCATCGGCGGGTTCCACGTCATCGCGGGGTTCCGCGCGGCGCAGTTGATCGCCAGTGTCGAGGTGGTCGTCTACGCACTGCTGTGGCTGCTGGCCAGGACCCTTCCGCTGCGCCCGCTTGAGGATGAGGAGCGTGAGGTTCCTGCCGGTCGGCGGTGAGCCCCGGGACACGACGAGGGCCCCACACCATCGCGGTGTGGGGCCCTCGTGCTGTGCGGGGTCAGCTGTCGGCGCGCTTCCAGGTCGGCGAGTCCTCGATGTCGTCGGCGGAGACGATCGCGGGTGGCGTCCACTCGCCGGTCGGCCGCTGGTAGTGAACGACCCGGTCGGGGGTGACCCACCAGGTGCCGGTGCTGCGGGTCGGGTCGACCAGGACGTAGGCGACGGCGCTGGCCAGGTCGGGCGTGGTGGTGTCGGGTGCGGTCACAGGGGCTCCTCGGGGTGTTCCTGGCGGGCGACCGGATGCTACGTCCCGCGGGCGTGGGGCTGCCCCTGGGCCAGCGAAGGACCCAGGGGCAGCGGTCAGGTGGGGAGCCGGGTGAAGACGGCGGTCGAGTAGTCGACGCCGTCACGCGTCCACGAGCCGACCACGCGCATGACCCGGACCGTGACGGTCCCGCCCGCGTCCGTGGAGACCCGGATGCTCCCGCGGGGCCGGGCCGCCGCGGCGCGCGTCAGGGCGTCCGTGGGGCCGACGAGCAGCCAGCCCCGCTGGGAGTTCCAGAGGAACGACCGACCAGCCCTGACCTCCGCCAGTGTCCGTGAGTGGCCCCCCATCAGACGAGGGCGGTCAGCAGTGCGGACACGAACAGCAGGGCCACGTGCAGGGCTTGGTCGAGCGCGTAGGCGCCGGTCGAGTAGGTGGGGTTGTCCAGCGGAATCTCGACCTCGACCGTCTCGTCGTGGACGGTGCCTGCGGGTGCGTTGACCGGAGTCCGTTTGCGGGCGAGCACGGTCAGTGGGCGGGGTGCGCCGAGGTCGTGGAACTCGCGGTTGCCGGTCAGGTTCGCGAGGCGCAGCAGTGTCCAGCGGCGGTCGATGGCGTAGTGGGTGGCCGCGGAGAAGGCTTGGCCGGCGGCGAACCCGGCCACGGTGATGTGGGCGCCGAGCGGGAGTCCCATCACGAGCAGCACGGCGACGGTGGTGGTGAGGGTGTAGGTGGTGACGTGCCAGGCGCAGGCGAGCTGGCCGCGGCGGTTGGCTGCGCCTTTGCCGAGGGCGTCGCAGGTGCGCTGGACCCAGTGGTCGCCGAGTCCGTGGGCGGCGAACAGGGCGGTGTAGACGAGGGCGGCAGTGACTCCTGCGGTGGTGTGGTCGGGCATGATCGGTGTCCCCTGTCGGGCTGGTGGGCAGTGGGTGTTGGGAGCCGGGTCCGGTGGCGTGCTGTCCAGGCGGAGCCGCCGGGCCCGGCCAGCTAGATGAGGCCGGAGACGTAGGTGACGAGCTCGTCGCGGTCGATGCCGTCCCACCAGAGGTCGGGGTTCTCCTCCTGCTCGACCATGTCGGCGCGGGTGAGGGTGACGAAGTGGGCGATGCGGGCGGGGGGCTCGTTGGGGAACCGCTCGGCGAGGTAGGCGATGGCCTCGGCTTCGGTGTCGAGGAAGGTCAGTCCGCCGTCGGTGTTCTTCGTGGGCATGTGGGGCTCCTGTGTTGTGGGTGGTGGGGGTCGGAACCCCGAAACATTCATAGGCAATCGATCCACTTGGGCGCCGTCTCACGCGAGGCCGGCACCCGTGCTCCCCCGAGCCCTTGGGGCCCGCCGGGGGCGGCGGGCCCCGCCCGCTACCGGGCGGCTCGGGCCCGGAGCTCGCGGCCCCGCTTCAGGCCGTCCTTCAGGGTGGCGAGCTCCTCGGGGGCGAGGGTGGCGACGAACTCGGCCTTGACCTCGTCCGACATGCCGTTGAACAGGGTGAGGGCGACCCGGTCGGCGATGTCCGCGCCGATGGTCCACGTCGCCGCCTTGGTGGCCTTCTTCGTGGCCAGCTTGGCTGCCTTGGCCGGGGCGGCCTGGCCGACGTACTGGCCGTCGGTGTCGAGGTCCAGGGAGGCCTTGGTGTTGCCGTCGTGCTCGGTGACTCGGACGTGGCCGGTGGGGAGGGTGCGGGTGGCGATGCGGGTGCCGGCGGCGGTGGCGTCCTGGCGGGCCTGGGCGATGCGGGCGGTCTGGGCGGCGGTGCGGGTCATCGGGGGCTCCTTGGCTTGTTCTTTGCTTGTTCCTAAAGTATGCCCCATTGCGGGACATACTTCAAGCCCCAGCACGTCGGTTCACTCGAACGGACGCACCAACCCACCGCGCAGCCACCCCACAGGCGCGACCGCCGGACCCGCCCGACACCGCCAAGGGCGGACCACCAGGCAGGCCCGGCGCGCTAGATGAGGCCGAAGAGGTACGTGACGAGCTCGCCGGCGGCGATGCCGTCCCACCAGAGGTCGGGGTTCTCCCCCTGCTCGACCATGTCGGCCTGGAGCAGCTCCACGTAGCGGGCGATCTCGGCGGGGCCTTCGCCGACGAAGCGCTCGGCGAAGTACGCGACGGCCTCCGCCTCGCTGTCGAAGTGGACCTGGGCGCCGTCGCCGGTGGCGCGGTCCACGGGGACGCCGTCGAGGTCGAGGATCGAGGAGTACTCCTCGCCGTCCTCGTGCTCCGTGACCTTGAGCAGGCCGCCCGGGAGGGGGCTGAGGGTGATCGGGTTGTCGGTGTCGGCGTGGATCAGGGCGAGGCGGGCGGCCTGACCGGGGGTGGTGGCGACAGTGGCGGTGGCGGCGGTCATGGGGTTCTCCTTGGCTCGTTTCGCTGCTTGTTCCTAAAGTATGTCCCACTGTGGGACATACTGCAAGCCTTATCCCTCGGTTCACTCGAACGGACGCGAAACATGCTTTAGCTATGAATACATCTCACCTCCGACATAGCCCCTGATCAGCACACTTGCAACCCAGTCCCATCATGGGACATCATTGAGGGATGACTACCCCCGAGGTGTGGACCAGCGCGGAAGTCGCCGCCCACTGCGAGATCGACATCGACTACGTCCGCAAACGCATGTCCCGGCTCGGCGTCGAACCCGTCGACCGCGAGACTGGCCGCACCGGCCGCCATCGCTACCTCGCCGACCAGGTCCGCGCCGCGGTCGCCGCCGCCCCCGGCAAGGGACGCCGCGACATGGCCCCGCCCAAGCTGCCCACCCCCGACGGCCTCGTCGAGGACTACAAGGCCGGCCGCTCCACCAGCGACCTCGCCGCCCGCTACGACATCAGCGTGAAGGCCGTGAGGCGGATGCTCGACGACGCCGGAGTAGAGCGACGCACCCGCTCCGAAGCGATGAAGCTCCACCACCAGGCGTCGAACGAGCCCGCCGACACGACCCCAGAGACGCAGGCACCGCGCGCCTGAGCTAGCCGCCACGCGAGGCCACACGAATTCGTCAGCGTTCGACCGGGCAGCGGGGTTCGTGCCAGGCAAGAACCTCATGCGGCTTCGCGAGCAGCGGTGCGGTGTCGAGTTCCCTCCCGCACCACGGGCAGGCCATGTGCAGCCAGATCAGGCGCCGCAGGAGCACTCGAAGCCAGGTCACGCCTTGGGGTACAGACCGAGCATGTCCAGCAGGAGCACGCAGTCCTGCACGTCCACCGCGCGGGCCGCCACGACGCGGCTCGCGCGGCGCTCTTCGAGTTCGGTCGGCGGGATGGGCTGTAGCAGGCTCTTGGCACCGCCCTCGAAGTTGCCGGTGCCGGTCATCTTCGGCCGCCGATCCGCTGGAGCCAGCCGCCCACGGTGTACCGGACGATCGTGGCCAGCATCCGGACGAGGACCCACGCGCCGCGGGCTCGGTCGCTCGCCGCGGTCACGCCGCACCGCGGATCCGGGCGACGACCTCGTCCACCTGGTCCACGGTCACCAGCACGTCGCGTGCACGTGTGCCTTCCCTTGGGCTGACCACGCCGAGCTCGTGCAGCTGGTCCATCAGCCGCTCGGCGGTGGCGTAGCCGACCCTGCACCTGCGCTGGACGGTGCCGGTGGAAGCGAACTGGTCCTCAATGACTGCGCGGGCCGCGAGCTCCAGCAGTTCACGCTGGGCCTGGGCGTCGAGGTCGATCATGGGGGTGAAGTCCTCTCGGATGGGTGGGGTGCCGCCGTGGAGAGCGGCCACGGCGGCACGGGCGACGTCGTCCCGTTCGCCGCCGGTGAGCAGCACTTGGTCCTGCCCGGCACGGATCGCCGCCAAGGTGTTCGGGCCGAGCCGAAGCTGAAACCCGGCCAGCTCCCGCGCAGTCCGCTGCACCAGGTCCTGGTCGGGCTCAGCCTCGGCGGCAGGCTGCTCCGGCAGCTGGCGGACGTGGTGGCGCCACCACTCCACGCACACCGTGGTGCTCGCGGGTGCCAGCCCGTAGCCGCGTTCGCCGCACTCGCACGACGTGTTGATGGTGGTGTCGCCCGGTTTCCAGTCGGCGAAGTGCTGCGGCCGGTGGCCGGCGTTCGCGTGGTCGGGGCAGAGCAGGAGGTGCGTCCCGGTCCGGAGGTAGATCCAGCCCGCGCCGTCGGTCTTCGGGTCCGGTCCGGTGAGGACGTTGAACGAACGGAGGCAGTCCGGCCATTCGCACCACCGGATCCAGTTCGAGTCGACCTGGGTGTGCAGTGGCCGCCACTCCTGGTCGTGCAGGGCGGACAGCATCCGCTCGTACCGGGCCGGGTCCACATCGGGCACGAAGTCAACGGCGGCGAGCCTGTCGAGGGCAGCTTGGCGAACCT